CGCCCGCCAATCTTCACAGACAGGCAGGCTGGGGTAAAAAGGTTAACAAAGCTATCTTAACAGCTCACTCTTGCGGATTATAGCTCTACCGGTTACAATAGTATCTTCCGTATTGTGAGACAATGTACTTTGTTTAATGCCTATCTGATCTTCGGACAAATGCCGGAAGATACCCGTTACCGAACTGAAATAATAGTTCCGCTTTTCGAAGATCAGGTAGACATGGATTACTTTAGTTTTTCACATTATTTTCACCAAACTTATGTTCTTGGCACCAGTTTGATTTCCCGATCTTGAAACCACCAATACCACAACGTAGATTCTTCTCACGCTCCCAATAACTCCCAGGTATGATAGCGGGTTCTTTCACTATTTCACTTGTAAAGTGAAGACAATTGCTACAGCATGGGCATTTCTTCTGAAACCCTTGCTTTTCTCTGTTTTCTGACTGTTTACTCATTTTGCTTTATTTTTATCTCAAAACTTCCAAATAACAGCTATTTGGAATCAAATGTAATTTTTGTTTCTTTGGACCTCTATCTCCATTAATTGCAATAGTCGATCTTCGTCGGGACTAGGAAGATATATTCCTGCTTCCCCAGAACTCCAGTTTCTAAAACGAGTAATTGCGTTACTCATTTCTTCTGTATCTAGTTCAGCGGAACTGCGTAGAACTTTGATGTTACCCAAATACTTATCAGAAACTTCCTTTATGAATATGTCTTTATTGCATAGTATCTTAAAATACTTTTGCTTTACATATTCTAAGGTATTGCCTGTCTCACAGGCAAAATACCCTAAAATGACATGCAAATACCGGTTTTGTTTGTCGGTGCGTATCGGCTTCTTTTCTATAAGTTCTACTATTTTCCCGTTTTTAACAAGCAAAGCGGAACGGGTTTTAAACTGTTCCGCCTGCAATGGATTAGATAGATCGTATAACATATTTAAAATGGCAAATCATCTGCAGGAGAAACACAGGGAGCTGAATCAACCTGTTCCATACTTGGAGCACTTGGTTGTGGATTATAAGTTTGCAAATCACCCAAGAAATAATTTACCCCATCTTTCCTTTCTTCCTTCTTAGGGGAACAGGAGACATAGTGCGTGTAAGTGTTACTTCCAAATGTAGCAGGTTCTTTACGCTCACCTATCCATATATTTAGGTAAATACGCTCTTTACCATCTTTACACATTACCTTTTTCATCTGCTCACGGGGAATTTCCGAAAGGCAGATACTACCAAATAAGCTACTCATATTATTACTTTTTAAATGTTATACTATACGATGTTGTACTTTGTTTAGATGGAGGATTTAAGGTAAAAACCTCTCCACTATCTTCATCAATTTCCGCTTTAGGTTTTGAAATTGCTTTTAAATATTCCTCCCTTTCTTTACATTGCTGTTCTATATATTCCCTTTGTTTAATAAGACGATTATAAACTGGATCGTTGCAAACGGAATAATCATATTTTATACCTGTTTCTTTTAATTGCAAAATAGCACCATTATAGCATGGACGCTCTCCTTTCCCATACTTCTCACATTCTATTATAACAGCATCTTTTATTTCTCCACTTTTTAAAAATGCATTAATTGTTTCTGATAGACTTTTCATTTGTATAACCGCATCAATCGGATTTATATCACCATCAATAACTTTGGAAATAAAAGCATTAGCCATTTTTTTTTGTTCCGTCTTGGAAGATGGAATTCTGTTGATTATTAGATCATTACTCATTGTAGATTATTATTTACTTTATATTGGTAATAATTTTCTGAAATCTTATTTATATCATCATTTGTACATCTATAATTCTTTTCTATCAAATTAATTATAGAAAAACGTTGTTTATTTTCTCTTGCAAAAGATTCGTTCTTATAAATCCATTTCATCAAATCTTCTCTTCCAAGAAGAGATGCGTTTAAAACTTTACGATTATCATTTTCTGTTTGTGGTTTATTATATTTGGTAGAATCATTGTCCCAATACACATCAGCTGCCATACCCAAAGCCTTACAAGAAACAGATATGGCGTCAGTTAAAGCCATTTTATAACATTCGTCTGACGTATATGCACCATTCTTTTCATTGGCAACAAATGAAGCTCCTCCAACCCCCTGTATTCCTTCGCTCCACTCTCCATTATATTTGACGAAAAGGTTGATATGCACAAAACTTGATATTTCTCCATTTGCACCATGTTCATTCCACATTCTTATAATTTCATAACGCCAACCAAATCCACAAGGTCCAAACTGTTCTGTTAGAGTTTTAATTCTCCACATAGGATTGATATCTGTCTTTCCTTTTAAACGACCTGCTGAAATTGTTTTTTTAGCATTGTCTGGAACTTGCCTTATCTTATCGTAAAGTTCAAGACAATTATCATTCCATTCTTTCATATCTTATATTATTTAAAGTGGTTTAAATTGCTCCCGGAGTGCCGATCAAAGCAAACCGGGATTAAGTTAAGATAGTCTGCGGATAATATCACCGCCATACGAATTTTTAGTCAGTTCTATAAACTCATAGACGGTAAACCTATCATTATCTACATCTATACCTTTATCCGTGCAAAAAGCTTCTCTTCCAGCCTTGCAACTCCCAGTGAGTACATGATGCCATATAAACAAGTCTTTAGCAGAATACTTTTTAGAAAAGTCAGAGAAATGTTCTTTAAACTTAAGGATCCTTTCCTCTTCTGTACTATCATCATAAAGCTTTTCTTGCAAAGATTCAAATGCCTCATGTAGAGTATTACCATGAGAAAATTGATTATTCTCTTTTACTATAAAACAGGGAGTAAGAGATAAGTCAGAATGAAGGATAAAACCTTTTGCGATATTACCTTTTACATTTGTGATAATAGTAGGTATATTATCTACTACATAAATAGGATTTCCATTTATGGATTTTACGCCATAGCCAGAGCCATAGCCAGAGCCAGAGCCATAGCCAGAGCCATCGCCATAGCCATAGCCAGAGCCATCGCCAGAGCCAGAGCCAGAGCCATAGCCAGAGCCAGAGCCATAGCCATAGCCAGAGCCATAGCCAGAGCCAGAGCCATAGCCAGAGCCATAGCCAGAGCCATCGCCAGAGCCAATATTTAGAAACTGTTTTATTCTATCTTCCATTACCTTGCCCATACCAGTACACTTTCAATAGATTTTACAGCTTTATCCGAACACGGGATAATTTCAATCACATCCAGAATCTCTATCTCTGGAACCGTAACTGTGAATTTGCATTCAGATGGGGTAGTCGTACCATTAACTGCTAATTGAGATATACTAGCAGCACCATCCCAATACCACAATCTACGACAATTTGCGAGCTTAACCTCACTACCATTTCTTTCTACTAACTCTCCGAAAAATACACCGGAACGATCTCCTCTTACAATTACTTTTTTCATAACTATATATATTATTAAAGTGGTTAATCGAAATAAATAAAGCGCCTATCCTCACGAACCGACGCTTCCAAAATCGTATTTAAACGACAAAATTTTGTTCCTAGATACCGAATCAACGGACACTAGGATAGTATAGAACATGTAAAACTCAAATACAGAGGCTTGCACTCTACGGACTCCTTTAAATCCGGCATTGGGTTAATTAATAAATGAATGGTTATTTACGATTCTTTAAAATCTCCAAAACCTTTTTCTTGTCAATCATTATTGTACGGCCTTCTTGAATTATAGCTTTGTCTATTTTACCACTCAATTTGAGATTTTTAGCTTTACAAATAGAGCAGTCTAATAAAGAAGCGAGTCCTTTATATCCATATACATACTCTTCCTCTTCAACTATTTGGGGCTTTGGAACTAAGCTTTCAAATAATTTTTTAAATTCTCCAACTGTTAATTTAAACAGAGGGGTATCATCCAATATTCTTTCTACTCCAATCATTGTTAAATCCTCCTTACTCTTACAATGGTTTCTATTCTGGTTCTTCTTCCCCTCCTTATATCACCTTGTTCATGTAAAAGCGAGAAGGAAAATATACCAATAAACACCCAAGCGGCATACGCACGAACTACAGGTGAAAAATCAAAAGAAAACTCTATACCAGAAAGTCTTTCATAAAATTTACGGCACAGCTCACGGCCGTTTTTAACTCGAAGAATTTGAAAAGCTTTCTGTAACTGATTATTAATAGTGCTAGATGCTCTACACTTTATTTCAGCAATTTCTTCTTTCTCCAGTCCTGAAATGTACATTTGAGTAGTAAGTTCACACTCTGGAGTAAGTTCAGTCAATATTCTTTGCATAACCGTTAAACTTTAAAATTACTTCAATCGAATAATAGAAGTATATCCCGGATGCTCTGTTTTTGAAACCCGGAACATCAGATCCATGTTGGCTTTTAATTTATTGACCAGCCTGGCTTCCCGATTTCGCCTAACAGCTTCCGCTTTAATACCGGTGTGCCGTGATTCGTCAAAAGGCACTTTATAAATATCTCCCACTTTCATCATATCGAATAACTTAGTTGTTCGATATTTTTCGTCAACTATAATTTCTTTTTCCATAATATTTTTATTTATATTTATTTGTGGACAATAAAGGAATCGAACCTTTTTCTCACCCGTGCGAGTGCGTTCTAACCATTAAACTAATTGCCCGTTTGCCTGTATCACGTCAGATACAGGACTTAATCGACACGAATTTTCACACATAAAACAGCTATTCTCCCGAACCGCATACCTATATCACTTTTCTCTCTTTAGTCTTTTTTGGTGCTTTTCCATATATATGGAACATAATGCAAATACAGCAAACGAAAGCCAGAAGACAATATTCATTTCGTTTGCAAGCAATATTGTTAATGCGAACGATATTGCCCAAATTGCTAATAGTGGAGTACGTTTCATAAGATTAATTATTTGATTATTATTGTGGATAAGCCCGGGGTCGAACCGGGAATGGTACATGTTCTAATTTTAAGGAGTATCGCACTCACACTTCCCTTGTTTCAGCGTCTACCAATTCCGCCACTTATCCTTATTAAAAAGTGCACTATCTTCACAGACCGTACACTATACAACACAAACACAAAATAAAAATTACAAAACAAAAATTTGTCTATGGAATTATTTTTCAATATTGATTTTTACACCATTGATTATCCCCAAATGCCTTAAATACACTTCATCTGGATAGACATATCTTTCATCACCGCCATGTATCCTAATGGTATGGGAACCGTCTATATGAATGTCCGTTCTAGCATATCCTGACGCAAACTTTTCGCCAACAAATACAAGTCTTTCAATATGAGTAAATGCATCTGAAACGCAAACAATATGGCACCCATCTGTACGAATAAGGTGTTTGTACTCTGGGAAAATCCTTTCCTTACATTCTTCAAGTTCTCGTACAATATCAACATCACCACCAAATCTTCGACCTTTATGAATCGGTTCTGATAACTCATAAAATCTTTGATATTTGGTAGTTTCTACCAATTTGGCTATAATTTCTTTCATTTTTATAAATTTAAAGTGGTTGTGTCCTACCCGATTCTCGCTATCGGCTGCCGTTCAATCCGTCAGTAGGGCTATATTGTAATCAGCGTACGGACGCCTAACCCCGTTTTCTTACTGATAAAGACGATGTTTTTCAGACTGATTTTTTTTCGATATATTACTTACTCACGTTGCTTCCTTCCGCTCATATCATCGCTGGTTGGCTATTACGCTATACTCCGCATCGGCTATACTGCTTATCTGCGCAGGCTACTTTAACGTGCCCTGAACACGGCTTCATTTTTGAGGGTTAAGCCTCCCATCCCGAATTAGGATTCATCGGTTTACCGTTGTGCTCCGAAAGCGTTTCGCTCGCTTCTTTCGTAGATTCTAACCTAACAGAGCTTCGTATTCACTTATCAAATTGAAAAGGTAATTCATAATCCATTTCTTTGGCTTATTAAAAGCGGTCAATAACTGAACGGTCTTTTCATCTCTCTTCTCCAGATCCTTCACGTATTGATGAAGGAAAGCCAATTTCTCATTAATCTGTTCTGTACTCATAATTACCTCCAAGAGCTATCATAGTTAGTATATTTATCGGCAAAGAACACCTTCAATACATTTCCTTTGTTTGCATTGAACACAGGTTTGAAAGACTTCTTTTCCTCTTCAATCTCTCTGTATTCTTTTTGCTGTCTTTTTGCCAAGAACCAAGCCTGTTTCAATGCTTCACTCAAAGAGATACGACGATACGCTTTCAAAACATGAGCGTGTTTCATTATCTCACTGTTATTGAATTTTCCGGTTTCTGTCAAAAATGTAAATGCGTTCATAATCGTATCTTTTTAATTTTAATATAAATGTACTATTGCGAATCATTTCAAAGTTGCGTATCTTTGTAACGTTTCGATGATGCAAATATACTGATTTATTTTCAGCAATCAAGAGTTTTACTGAATTTATTTCAGCACAAAACATTATTTAACTATTAGATCGGACTATACATTATTATATATAACTATGGACTTGAAAGACTTTGTCAGCGAAACACTGAAAGAGATAATTGCAGGTGTTAAGGAGGCGCAAGAATACGCAAAAGAACATGGAGCGGTAATTAACCCTACTAAGTTTGGGGTTGTCGCACCAAAAGCCATAATGAATAAAGATAACGATGAAGTTACGTCCATACAGCGCATTGACTTCTCATTATCATTGCAGCAATCTTATGCAGCTGACGGGAAGGTAAGCATAGGAGTCCTCGATATAGGAAAAGTAGAAGGAAAATACGAAAATATTAAAGAAAACAGAGTAAATTTCAGCGTTTTAATTACACTCCCATGTGGCGATACCCATTAGGAAGTGCATTGGCATTGAACTTCCCGTTTTTGATATAATTAGAAAGTTCTTCTGAAATTCGTATGGCTGTTTCTGCTTCTGTATTGTTCCCGACAAGATTGCTATTCAAAACCATTAGAAGTATTCTTTTCCTTCTTCTTTGAGCGATGCGATTCTTGAAAATAGAAAATAGTTTCATAACAATAAAAATAAAGCGACCAACTCCAAAGTTGCGGTTGGAAAGGTCTAATAAAACGAAATACCGCAATATATAGTTATTAAAATAAAAATATCCGCAATAGGTTGCAGCTACTACGGATACCATATATTAAACCTCTTGTGAGGAAAGTTTAACCACTTTGTCTCTGTAACATCTGCAACTTGTTACGATGCAAAGATACAGAAATAAATTCAGTATGACAACAAAAGATAGATTAATAACATTTCTTGCATATATAAATATAAGTCAAGGAAAATTCGAAAAGGGGGTTGGTTTATCAACTGGTTTTGTTAATAATGTAGGAGACAGTATAAGAAAATCTACTCTTGATAAAATCTCCTCTGTATATCCTGAATTAAATACAGCATGGCTACTCACAGGCGTTGGAAATATGATAAATGAAAATAAAAACAACGTAGGAAGAGACAACTATGGTGTGCAAGGAAACGGTTCTCAAAATATTTCAGGCAACATGGTCAACGTAACTATGCCCGAATCCGGTACACAAAAAATTATTAAGCCCACTGGAGAAGTTGAAATACAGCGACTAGACCCAAGCGACAAATCAAACTCGGGAGAGCTCGATAGGCTACAACAGCGTATTCAGGATTTAGAAAGAATTATATCTGAAAAAGACGCTACAATAAAGTCTAAGGATGATTTAATATGTGTTTTAAAAGATATGCTCAATAGGCAGTAGTATATTAGGTTTAGGTTATGTTTTATTTGTAAAATAATAGAACAGGCAAATTACAAAAAAGTTGAAGAAAACCAATAGAGAAAGTAACAAATTATCGTAATTTAAACGCAATAAGCAACAATAGAATACATTAATCAACAAAAATGCTATATATTAAAACTAACTGACGATATTTTATAGAAAAGCTATGAATATAAAAAGAAACTGCATATTCCTTTTAGACAAAGAGAAAGACAAACTGGATGCAAAAATTCGCTACAGGATAAAGTGGGACGGAAATACGGTTGCATTTAACGTCGGGCATCGTATAGACATAGACAAATGGATACCAGATGCACAGCGATGCAAGAATAACACAACCCATGGAATCAAGAAAACGCATTCCTCTATTATTAATAGGGATATTCAAAAATATCAAGATATATGCGATACAGTCTTTTTTTATTTCGAACAGCAAAACATATCTCCAAGTCCTGAAGAATTTAAGAATGAGTTTAACCAAAGGCTTGGCAAAAAAGTGAAGCCGGAACGGACTATTTTTGAATATCATATAGAGTTTATGATAGAACAAGGTCACGAAAGCCAATGGAGTGAATCCACATACAAAGAGCATAGAACAATACAACGTAGACTGAAAGAGTTTGCTCCTAAATTAGAGTTTGAGGATTTAACCCAGAAAGGGCTTTCCAAATTTGTTGACTACCTGCAAACTATACAAGTCAATTCAAAGAAAAAGGGATTAAAGAATTCTAGTATAAGAAAGAACTTAGACAATTTAAAGTGGTTTCTCCGGTGGGCTACCAATAAAGGATATAACAAAGAAATGGCTTTTACGACCTTTCAGCCCAAATTGAAGGAGGTTAAGAATACGATCGTTTACCTTACATGGGAAGAATTGATGACGGTATATAATTTCAAGGCTCCTATAACTTGTTCTCACCTAGAAAAAGTGAAAGACGTATTTTGTTTCTGCTGTTTTACTTCATTGAGATATTCAGACGTTGCAAATCTTAAAAGGACAAACGTATTTGAAGATCACATACAGGTAACGACTATCAAGACTTATGAGACATTAAGGATCGAATTAAACGACTATTCAAAAGCAATATTAGAGAAATATAAAGACGAGACATACGAAGATAATTTAGCTCTCCCTGTTATATCTAACCAAAAGATGAATGATGGTCTTAAAGAGTTAGGAGAATTATGCGGCATAGATGAGCCTGTATCTATCACTTATTATAAAGGAGGGGAACGATATGATGAAACTTATAAGAAATACGAGCTTTTGACTACTCACTGCGGAAGAAGGACTTTTATAAGCAATGCCATCATGTTAGGTATTTCCCCTGAAATTGTAATGAAATGGACTGGACATGAAGATTACCGAACGATGAAGCCATACATAGCCATCGCGGACAAAGCTAAGAAAGATGCGATGGATTTATTCAATAAAAAATAGTCCCCAGCACAAAAAACGGGGACCAAATCAGGGACTTTTTAATTACCGATACTAGCCTATAATATCTATAATATATTCATATAAGGCATATATAATCCCATAATAACTGGCATTTACTTTTACTACTTTACATTAGGCTTCTCGTACCCACTACCAACAACTCTAAAAATCAACAAATTACAAAATAAGAGTACTAAAACAGGGACTAAAATACAAAAAGGCAGCTTATTCGGCTGCCTTCTCTATTTTGTTTTTAAACAATCTCAACTGGTCTACAGTCGGGTAAAACGTAGGGTTCTCCCAGTTCCTCGAAATCACCGCTATCATCGAATCAAGGTATTTTCCGCAATCGAGAATTTTGGCGCATTTATCCAGCTGGAATTCCCCGACCGGGTATCTCTTATTGTTGAGCGTTTCTTTAGCCCAAGTTAGCAACTCGTTTATTGAGTCGTAGTCGTATTTCTTTTCTTCTGCCATAATGTTAGTTTTCGGCAAAGGTATAAAAAATCCCCGACTACATAGCCAGGGACAAACACAAAGATATAACCCTTGCAATAATCGCAAGAGGAATCAGCCAGTACAACCACCTTTCTAGGCGTTCCATAGCATCACCAGCAGAAGCCGGCAGAAATCCGAGTGATACCGGTCGTCGGCCTGCTCAAGCAATATATCGAGCTTACTTCTTTGCATCTCTCATCATTTTACGTCTTTGTTGCCGGGTAAGTCCAACGTTCTTTGCAACTCCGGTCAGGATCGCTTTCTCATCATCGGACATCATGTCTACGACTTCCTTTTTAGATTTGCCGGACAATATGGCTTTCAATATCTTATGCATGGCATTTACATTTTTTGGTAATCATCTGTCTGTGTTCATTGCAATCACAAATGAACATCTGGACATCTTCGGTTAGCATCTGTGCGATGTCACCTGAAAGATATGCTATCTCTTCGCCCCAGGGATTGATCCGGAAAGCTTTAGCGATATGTGCTTCCAGGTGCTTTCTTTCATGGTCGAAAGAATTAAGGAATTCAGAAGGTGAAGAGGTAAGCCCTACGACCATGACTGTTTCCCTCCTGCCATAGTTTGAGTAAGTCAGCCCTGTATCCAGCTTACAGGCATTCAAATTCTGGTAGGATTCAAGGAGAATATCTTCCGGACAATCAATGCTTTCGAGTGCGTCCATTATTATATCTGTCCAATAGCAGGTTACAGCATAGAATATATGAACCACCCAATCGTATTTTCGTATATGTATTCTCCTTGTAATCATTTTATAACATGTCTTCCCAGATTATGGGAGTGTCGCTACCGATCGTATCGGCATAATACCGGCTGAATGTTTTTCCTTCCGGTGCATCTTCATCATCAATGTAATCCCTGACAAACATAGCAAGATACTGCTGGTTGGGAATTGAGGACCCGAAGTAATCCGCAATAGCCATATTGCAGACATACACAGCATCATACCCTTTGTCTTTTTTCAGTTCGATATTGAACTGCTTCAACAGCGCATCCAGTTTTTCCTTTGTATAGGTAGAAATTTTTGCGCCATTCCTGTCCCTCATATTAGACACGGCGAACTCGCACATTTTTTTAGAAAAGTGCCAGCCATAGTTTGAGAGATATTCTTTCATTCCCTCCGGCAAGCGTTCATAGACATCCATTCGGCTCATATATATAGTTTTTATTGTATTCAACTTAAAGAAGGGGAACAGTGTCCCCTTCGTGGATTATCTCCGGTATCTGGAATAAGGACCGGTTCCTCTGACACCACGTCTTTCACCATATCCACCATCTCCGTAACCACCGTCTCCGTAGTCTCCCATGCGACCGTCGTTATAACGTTCGCCATATCCGCCACGCATTTCACTCATGGCCTTTTCATAGCCATCACGACAACCTTCTTTATATGCACGCTCAACTTCACGTTCCATATCTTCGTTGTCACCAAAGCTCCGGCCTTCGCCGATTACTCTCCATCCCATCTTATTTATCTTTTTTTACGTTGTTAGTACTACTGCTCATTGACTGCATAAAGAGCGTCTTTATGTCTTCCAGTGTCGGCATATCTTTCTTTAATTGATAGATTTCATTCTGAAGATCTGTAATCTTTTTCTCCTGTGCCTTACTTTGGGCTACGCCTGGATCAATCTGCTCAAGGATGGATTCACACGCTGTAATAGTATTACGGTGTTTGTCCACATTCTGAATCGCATCAAGGCTTTTTCTATAAATACCTTCAACCACCGTTTTCAATGAACTTTGAGAACAGGATACAGTCATCCCGGCATGTGTGGCAACATCGGACATATAAGGAATACCCTTAAATATCTGATTATTTCCATTTACCTGGACCGTCATATCAACAACCTGGAACATAGGATTAAATTGCTGTCCCGGTTGTGGTTGCGGTGTATAAGGGAGGCTCATTTCAGAGAGAACGCCCTGAAAGTATACCGGTATATTGGTAGAATCTACTATATGCACTAACGCACCTTTATTTAAATCTTTGAACATAATTACTTCTCTTTTGAGAAAGCAGGGGAATCTCCCCTACTTTCAGTTTTTACTTGCTTTTTGCGGCACTCTCCGAAGCTGCAGAAGCAGCAGTCGGCGACGCTTTATATCCTCCACTTACAAGGAATACCTCGTTTGTATACTTGTTATAATGGATTTCATAGATTCCTGTACCTGACAGATTTTCAACCAGCAAAGGTTTGTTATCATAAGTCATTACAGGTCTTGTATCACCATTGGTCCCAAGAAGTATTGGTAAAGTACCGGTTGTACCGGCCGGAATTGACTGGCGAAGATTGACATAAAATCCGCCAACATAATCCCGGTTACGGAAGGCATGGTTAGGAAGTTCAAGAACTACATTTTCCGTACCAACCGTTACGCCTACCGTCGGAAGGGTATTGCTATTGTTCCTTCCGAGTGTCGGGAAAAAGAAAGGGAAACCTGTAAAAAAGTTAGGCCACATAATTACCTCCTTTCTTACTTTTAACCCCAGTAGTTGTTACAACCGCATCCGCTACGTCCATTGAAAACAGTATCACCCGCATAAGCTCCGAAAGCGGCAGCACGTGCTATTTCCGGATTAAACGCCTGCAATTGAGGATAAGGAACAGCAACAGTCGGAGGCATCTTACACTTGATTGCGTCAACTTCGCTTTGCAAGTTGTTAAGAGCACCGGCGATAGGAGCTGTATTTGCCTGGATTGTCGCAGAGATGTAAGCGTTTTGGTTGGCCTGTGAAATCTGTCCTTTAAGAGCCAGGTTTTCAGCAGTCAGGCGATCCATCTTGTCAGCTTGATACAATGACTGGAAGTCATTCAGCTTGTTCAGGATTGCTTGAGTATTTGCCAGGTTACCGTCACGCAGATTCATTGTGTTTTGAGTCATTGTGTTGGTAAGGATATTCATATCCTGACAATTCTGCAGACGAGTTTCCGCACCCTGTCTTTCGATAGCCGTACGAACATCGCAGCAGCAGCTTGCAATCTGTTGGCCAATTGACGCCCCCATGCTCTGAACGGAGTTAATAATCTGTTGTGAAGACATACCGATCTGACCACCGATCTTGTCGATTGCACCCTGCACATTACACAATGCGCCTTGTAACTGTTGAGTAGAACAGTTCAAAGAACTAGCCAATTGGTTGATGGCAGTCCCGTTACCTTGAATAGCTGACATAAGCAGTTCACGTCCGGCGTCATTATTCAATTCTGAAGGAAGTCCGCCGCCGTTACGGTTGTTGCCAAATCCATTTCCACCCCACAACCAGAACAATACAATAATCCACAACCACCAACAGCCACCGCCGCCCCAAGCATCCTGATTTTTGTTTCCATTCATCAGAGCTGCCACGAGGTTAGGATCAAGCCCATTTCCCTTCATCATTCCGGGAATCATAGCGAGGATTGAGTTTAGTCCACCACCAGAGGCTCCAGCTTCAGGAGTGAACACGAAAGTTTTATCACTCATATTTCTTATATTTTGTTATGACGGTCAATATTAACCGCATCACAAAAGTATATAATAGACGCATCCTAAGTCAGCACTCATTTTCAAGCAATTTGCGAATATTTTGCAGATATATTGCAATCATTTTGTTTGTATTTTTACGGCTCTCAAAAGTGGATATAAGATAGCGTATACTGGCAGATGTCTTATGAAGTAGAGCGGCTATCTGTTCAGGATATAGACCGTATTCAGTAAGGAAGAATACTACGATAGAGCGGGCATCGACAACCTCGGTCACTTTGCTTGATGAAAGGATTAGTTCAGTAGAAACTTCTGTTTCTTTTCCTACAAGATTCAATATTTCGGCAAAAATCTCGGACTTACACATGGTAATTAATTTTTTTGTTGTACTTTTGCCCTTGCCAATCAGTACATATACCAAAAGAACAAAAGCATACTTCGGAATGTTAAGGATATTATACCCCCTGACACAACCGATGTATGCTTTGGTGTATTAAAGTATTGATTGGCGTCAACTTTAATGTGTCGGGGGTTCTTTTTACTCTACCCCCAAAAGAGCTGCATTTGTTAACGATAACCGGCCTTCTACTTTACCGGATAAACTTAGTGCTTAGTATTAATTAATGTATCATTTTGCCCTCCTTTCTTTATAAACCTTTTTCCAACGGAAATTGTTATATAGGTGAAACTTAAACTTTTCATACCGGAAACGGTCTGTGAAGATAGTTAGTCCGGTAATTACCACATAAATAAGTTACAACTGACTCCAGCTCCTATGTACCAACCACCCGGATAACTATATCCTGCCTGTAAACCTAATCCCCAGCGTTTCTTTTTCGAAGTAACAGTATGATAAATATCATTCGTCACTGTCTGAAATACAGTTCTTGGAAATATCTGCAAACTATCCAGTCTCGGACGATAGCCGGACACCCATGCACGGTAAAGGCTGTCTTCATAGTAAGCCTGTTCACGCTCGACTACCGCATCACCTATGTGCATGGTATCTGTCAGTTTGAGCGTCAGTAAGGGAGCCATAGGCGGAGATATGCTTAAGGAGCAAATCTTGATAACCGTCTTTATCTTCGTCTCGGTCTTGATTTCTGGCGGGAGAGGCTCGTGCGGATTATAACGCATCCACACGATCACGCCAAGCAACAGGCAGACTAGTATCCAAGGGAGGGACTTCATAGGATACTATCACTTGAAGCCCACTCCGGACCCGACAATAAAGTATTCAGTTCTTCGCCTTCGTATACCGGATAAGGGTAAACCGGCTCTTGCGGAGTCTCCTCTTCGTCCAGTAACGGCAAAGTCATGATACTTGGGAACAACATTTCATAGTGATCCAATTTCATAATCACCTGTGTACCGTCAACGCTCTTTCTCGGAACCAAGTGCAGTTCATCGAGTACCTCCTGCGGTATCTCGTTCAAATTCGCTGTGGGAAATGTAATGTATTTCATAAGATTTGTTTTAATTGTTTCAATTATACATTATCTAATCCTATTAAAGACACCTCTTTAAAAGCATCTCCGTTATTACGAATGATCCAATCAATATATGTGTTTATTGCGTATGCGCAATATTGATAACCCATAGCAGAGCCATGAGAATTTAACACATATTGTCCCGACCAAGAAATTGGATAGTATGTATCCAGATCAATCAAATAAACATCTCCTTCATAGATAGCATTCATTGCTGAAACAAGACTTCTTATTGCAGTGGCATACTCTGCATAATAGGTTCCCAACGGTGTAACACAAAAGATTTTCGCTTTCGGTTGTACCGATTTTAGGCGTTGAATTATTCCCGCATAATAACCTATAAATGTTTCTGCATTATTATTGTAATCTGTTGAGTCAATATCCGTATCAACGCTACCTATGGAATATGACTGGCTTTTATCATTTACTCCTAATGCTATAATATAGCCTTGTTTTAAATGTTCCGATTGTTGAGCCAATGACCAGCCGCCACCTCCTGGACCTCCTTCATAGGATTCATCTCTAACTACTCCTGCTTCTATCCATCCCTTTGTCGTTTGCCCGCCATTAGAAAAATTGTAACCATCTGCACCGATCATTTTGCAAAATCTTTGTCCCCAAGAGTAAGCGTACATATCTACATATCGATTATGTTCTCCATTAACGAAAATATCCATTTCCCCACTTGCATAGCTGTCTCCGATAATACCCCATGAATGAATTATCGAACCATAACCTGCGTCACGGATAATATTAGCTAATGGATTATCCTTTAAAGCTATTAAGTGAGTGGATTCTTCAATATTATACTCGTTTTGGAATAGGATATTTAGCAAATCCTCTGTTAGTTTAGAACTTACGATTGAAAAACTTGATAATTGTTTAGCCTGGCATGATATTTCGATATAACAATCCTCATTGATGATACTGAAGTAATCCTGAACACCGTCTTTACCACGGACGAAAGTTGATATATAATTACCTTCAGCATCCACTTTTGAGACAAGAGACACCAATGAAGATACATCAATTTGTTTACCCAATATTACAGTACCTTTAGGAACAAGTATAGGGTTAGTGTATAGATAACCGGAAAGCGCAAAAGTTCTACCATCGTAAAATCGATAATATCCTGAAGTAACACTTTCGGAATCAACAGAGACTGCATTGGGAATGGTTAATGACTCAATTATATTTAGAGAATTACCTAATTTATCATTATTCCTATCGATAGACTGTGCATACTCAAGCCAAGCTTTTTCGGTAGTTCCGATTTCCTGTATCTTTTCTAAATTTTCCATATCATTCGTTTTTAATTAATGTTTCATTTGAAATTAAAGTTGAGTTGCTTAACATTGTCAAGTATTCAGGTGGTTGGTAGATTGTGATGTTTATCTTTTGAGGGAATTTGTCAGATAAAGTACCATTAAAAGCATAACCATAATCAGAATCTACGTAGTCATACGTTAACTCTACTCCATTTACTTTAATAGAAGTCACTTCGTCGGCTGCTCCATTTGGTTTCACATAAATTCTAATACGTGTACTTATTGGATAATAACTGCCTAAACTTAAGTCACGTTGACCTCCTTCATTAAAATAAGACGTTTTAGTTACCGTATAATCATTTACATTACTAGTGTATATTGGTCTCCATTCAACCATATCCGGATACAGCGTACCCAGCTTGTGCTTCTTCAACTGACGCTCTATCAAGAACTCGGACATACTATAGGGGAAAGACATGAGAGAGTAGATAGCTCCATTGAAGAAACTACTATAATTATCTCTATACGTTCCTAGCCAAAGAGTATCTCCGTCAATTCCTGTACCTGCATTTAAATCAACATCTCCACATTTATATTTGCTTTGATATAATAAAGTTCTTGTAGAATCATCTTTATTAAATGTAGTATATGCTCCAAAAGAATATGAGTGTTTAGCCATCCCATTTGTTTCCATTAAAACAAAAGCTCCCTGATTAGCTATATAAGATTTAGAAATAAGAGCTTCTGCCCATGCTTGCTCTATACCACTAATTCTTTCGTAATCAGCAATAATAGTATAATCCTTGTAAATCGGCATCCCTGTCACCTTACCAAAGTCAGCTATACCATCAAGTAATAATCCTCCTTTATAACTAGGGATAAATGTAACCGTAAATTCAGTTATATCTTTTCTAGTAGCATAAGCAACACAATTTACTTTAGTATAATCATCCGATATATCAAAGTCATTGAATCCATAAATAAATACTTGCGTAGGAGTATTAGCAGGAACATTTGTTTCTTTTCTTACACTACCTTTTACACCATCTGCATCAGTATAATTTAAAGCGTTTCTCCAAACAATATCTTTATCTGTAATAATTGTTACTGGATAAGACGTATCTGTTTTATTTACAGATTGTACAATCCAGTATCTATCTGCGTATTTAATAGATTTTACTTTATAACTAAACTCATTATAAATAGTTAATTCCTGTAATCCTTCATCAGGAACAATAAGATAATCTTTAATCGTTTCAAAAGGCTTTGCAGCAATACCACTACCACCTTTCCAAGCAATATTGTTCAACAGAATATCCCTACCATTGCCGGAATAGTCAATCAGCTTGTCGCCAAACTCTGCGTGGTTCTCGTTGGTGATCCCCTGCTTGATAGTATTACACAGTATATCAGGTTTAAGAGTTCTATCCAAGTTGAAGTAGGCGATTACTTGGTTGATTTGGTCGGTAGTCAGTACTTTATTAGCAATTACTGTCCAGTACCAAGCAATGGAACTTGTCCACCCATAAAATTCCTCACCTCCTCCTACTACGTTAAATTTAGAATATGAAATATCTGAATTAAGTTCACTCTCCGCAGATATTTTATCTTTATCGCCTAAGATATTATTTATTAACTGTAAATTATAATTGTCTAAATTTAGACCATAACCACATATACAATCATCTGATTGCGTAATATTAAATACGCTACAAGAATCACTATAAACCAAGCTATTAGCAATAACTCCTCCAACGTCTGTATTTTCACTTATAGTGTGATACATACTCATCACCGTAATCTCATTGCTTCCTCCCAGCATCTCCTGTACGGTCTTGGTGGAAGTAATCAGGTCGTCGATTCCGTCGGTTACGAAGGCGCCTTCGAACAGGGGAAGCATTTCGATAGTTACTTCTTCATCTACTGCAAGAGTAGACAAATCAAACCAAATACCATAATACATACCATCTTTATTCATGCCAAGTTCATTAAGCTCTTCCTCTGTCATGTGTTTTAAAGAAATAGTAGCATCTTGGGCGGGATTTAAAGTAGTGCTCATAATTGTTCTTCCAAAGAACTGTCCGTCAGAAATAGCATTACCATATACATCCCACATTATAATAACGGATTTGTTAGCTCTTACTTTAAATGGTATATCATCGGATTGGAATCCCTTTGTTTGAATATTTCTAAATCCCCAAAAGGTTTCTCCTCCCTTAGTTCTTAATGTAATACTATAGCCATTACGGGATATAATATCAATGGAATCACTTGAAAATAGCTCCCATTCAGTAGTATTATCAAACTTAGCAAACTCATAACCTCCATAACTGGACATTTTATCATAAGCTGCATTGCTAATCACAAACGGGTTGTCGGGGTCCACCAAGTTCTTGACAACAGCCCTGTCCGGATCGTCGTTGCTTTTACCGTAGCAGATGCAGACGGCTTTCAGGGAAGCTAAGACTTCCGGGTCGATGTAAGGACGGTCGGACGAAGCACGAGAAGGCTTACCGATTCGGTTCAATCCGATCCGGTTAAGCCCTATTGTGTTTAATGAGACTCTATTAAGCATCATTCAGCCTCCGTTAAAATCCCACTTGTTACTTCTGTATAACTTTCGATACGAATTACCTTCGGATAAACCAAGGCGTCAAAATCGTAATCGAATATTTTCCCAGAGTCACTTTGGATATATCCCGGAAGAAATACAGGGTCAAAACCTCGGCTTTCGGCTGTCCTCTCATCCATTGATTCTGTTTCACTACCGGTCTTCTGATAGATTCTGATTTCTGATCCGGCAACACGGTCTAAATGAATATTGAAATTGCTGTTGACAACAATTTCTGACGCATAAAGATCCTGACTCGTTATTTGGGTAAATTGTAAATCTGCCATGATTGTTCCTCCTATTTTTTTGCTGTTATTACTGTATTTCGTAAGAAATTCGGGTACTCTTCCCGCACATCAAAACAAGGACACGCCTTGATATATTCAGCCGGTTCTACTTCACCTGAATCGTCTAGGTCGGGTGAAGTATCACGATGTCCGAGAAGCTCGATGATAGGATACTCTTTGCAAAGCTTGTCAATCAGTTGTCGCAAACTAGCCTTTTGAGCCGGAGTACGGGTGTCTGCCGGTTTACCGTTTGCATCCAGTCCGCCAACATAACAAATGCCGATCGAGTGCTTGTTATACGATTTACCGGAAAATCCCTTTGTGTTACAATGTGCTCCGTCAACGGTGAGCGGTCTGCCCTCTTCGATCATTCCGTCCAGGTCGATTACATAATTATAACCAATCTGATTGAATCCCCTTGCCCGGTGCATCCGGTCAATGTCCTTTGCTCGCAAGTCTTGCCCGGCACGTGTTGCCGAGCAGTGAATGATGATTGAGTCTATATCTTCTGTTTTCATATTCTTTCCTCCTATAATATCAATGTTAATACTCCCAACGCCAGACCCACGCAATCACAGATGATGTCTTTAATTGAAAATTCTGTTTTCTTGCAGTACTTATCGTACACTTCCTTCAGGATGAAGATTACGACGGTTATAATGATTGCTAACCATAGTGGCGTATATTTCGATAGCCACATTACCAGGTTCTGGCACACTATAATGTGTGCCATTCCGTCTATTCCGATCTTGGATAGAAGCTTGCTGGCTAATGCGCTGATCTTATTTATCATATTCATTTTCTATTTTATTCTACTATTCCCTGTTTTTTTACGTTTCTTGGGCTTGTTCACCGCAAATGCATAGAGTATGATAAAAAGCAAAAAGGGAAAAACATAAATAGCAGTGTATAAATTCATACTTACTTCTCCTTTTCTATAATTTCCTTCACATCTTCCTTATCAACCTTAAACACCTTCTTACCAAACACGCCCAAAGCCCCGATAAGATTGATGTTAATCCCCTTTGGCTTCAGTATATTCCCAACTATCGAGCATCCCTCTATGAAGCATACCAATAAGCAGGAATACACATCTATAGGATATTCATTGTGACTTGCTACGCTAATCATACAAACCATGCAGACGAAAGCAAAGTAAGTGACCATCTTTCCCATAGTAGCACGGATTGCACGTGAGAATCTGACCTTTTCACCCATTAGTATACTTTTTCTTACTCCGAATAGGAGATCGCAGAGAATTACAGCACATGAGACAATCAGCCATGGAATCATATTTTGCAATGATTCGGCAACAAATGCAGTGGCTATTGCGGCAAATCCTCCGGTTGTGGTATGTACTATTGCTTCTTTCATAAGATACAAGTTAGATAAACGGTCAACAACGAAATTACCTCTATCCAGAACATCGGCTTTCTCTTTATGAAGTCAGAGATGAAATTGCCTGTCCAGTGCTTCTTCATGGAGATAACCATGTACGCAATGAATCCAGCCCATAACAGCAACCAATACCAAGAATTGCAACCTACCCATATCTGGGAAAATATCAACGACATGGCAGCACCGATACAATGTGCGGTTTTCTGGCTTCCTTTGAAATTGGGAGACACACCTAATACAATCATCCCGATAACCGAAAGGAATACAAGAAACCGGCTGTTTTCCGTACTTGCTTCAAATGCTGCCGGGAGAAGAAATGCACCGGAGCCGATCATGCACAAACCGAACCAGAACTTATGCGTCAGGGCATAGTAGGTATCACTGATAGAATACGGGATTTCCTTCATTTTCTTTATCATTGCAAAAACGTAACCGGCAATGAGGATGAACGACATTAATACTAGTAGAATCATAGCTTTATCTGTTTATAGTTTATATATTTATTCTTCTTGTGATAGAGCATTGCTGACAGCTATTCGATCAATGACACGAGTAAATAACTGCGCATACTTTTTTAGAGATTTAGCTTGTTCAGGGGATATATCAACTTCTCCTTTCCGGTATATATCTTGAGCAAGATTAAATTCTCCAAGATCACCTGTATTTTGATAAATCGCATTTCCGAATGCTTTAGATACATCGACGGTACTCTTGTTCCCTTCGAGATCGGTTAATTCTATTTTTCGAAAGTCTATTTTCATAATTGTTGCATAACGTGTAAATTAACTACTCTATTTAAGTTGACAACAGTATCGGTAACTTCTGCTGTTATAAATATTAGAAAGTTCCAAGGTTGAATGGTTACAGTAGCACTACTTTGATAAGTCACCAAGACTCTTTTGGCATAATTAGAATTATTCACTACAGTCAACATTTTACGCCTAGGAGAATCGCAAACATATAATACATAATTTCCATCTCCTTCCAGGAATATACAATCAATAGGCTGTCCCGATTGTGCGTATTTATGATCTACTGTGTCTGTTCCATAATTATATATGTGAGCAAAAAAATTAGCGGTTGCATTCCAATAAAATGAAAGATAAGTCATCGTTCGATGTCCAAATTCGCCACGACACCATAGGTCAGAAGCGTAAAATCTCCATGAGCGACTCTCATCGTAGTTATACCCTTGTTGGTATAAATCACCACCAAACCATGTACTTGCGAAATCTAAACTTAAAGATGCTGGCGGATTAACATCTGGGTTATTAGGGTCTGGGTCTGGTGAACCAAAAGATATTGATCCAACTTCTACCCCTGCCGAATTATTTGCCGTTAGTTTCTTAAATGACCCAATCGCACCTTTAAGGTGGGTTACTTGAAGAGTATCAACATCAATAAACTCCGTCTTTATCTTGCCAGCTTCTATGAAAGTCTTTCCGCCTACGTTTATTCCACCGGTTTCTGGAAGAGATATTTTACCGTCAGATGTTAGCTCGACACCTGTTACATTATGCTTAATAGAGCCTTCGGTCATTATCCAGCCCTTCGTTTTATCTAAGTTTCCAACAAATATTCCGGAAGAACCGAGAACATCAATCGTCGCATTTTGAGCAAGAAGGACGTTTGTTGCTATGTTCTCGAACTCGCTGAACTCTTCCCACTTCGTTGAGTCAAAAGAAGTTGTAGACGTATGCGTGATCTTACAAAGTTTGTTCTGACCGTCATAGATTACTGTATCTATGAATGTCTCATTGTTATAATACTCGGTGTTTTCTTTCCATACTCCACGGGGACGGAGCATTGCACCGGGTAACCCTGTTTTTCCTTGGCTTCCAGTGATGCAAGCCGGATCGCTTTCCCATGTCGAACCATTCGTATAAGTTACCTTTGTTTTAGTCCATAGGTACTTACCATCCTCCCATGTTGGAGACGTGGTAGACCATGCTCCGCCTTCCAATGATGAAGAAGAGATTGACAGGTAAAACAAAACATCAACGGCACTTATCCCTACGCCATCGTTTCCGCTTGGTCCCTTTCCACCTGTTACACATACCGGATCTGTCTCTGTATATGTATTGTTAGTGTAGGTGATAACTACACGTGTCCAGATGTATTTGCCGTCTTGCCATGCCGGAACAGAAGTCTGCCACGATCCACCGGTAGGCGTGCTGTATGATGTAGACAGGTAATATTGTTCGGCAACACTCTTGACTCCGATCCCAGTTTCACCCGTGGAACCGGTAGAGCAGATAGGGTTAGTGGTTGTTGATGTGCTGTCTGTATATGTTATTACTGATCTAGTCCAAATATATTTCCCATTTTCCCATGCCGGAGGCGTTGTGCTCCAAGAACCACCAACCAAAGAATTAGAAGAAGTAGACAGATAATACTCTTCGACAATGCTTAATATTCCCCTACCATTATCCCCTGTACTACCCTTACCTCCGGTGATACAAGCGGGATTGGTTTCAATAGACGAACCATCTGTATATACCACTTTAGTTTTGCTCCAAATGTATTTCCCATCTACCCAAGTTGGTGAGTTTGTAGACCATGAACCACCGGAAAGGGAGGTTGAAGAACTGGATAGGTAATAAAGGACATCAACGCTCTGTACGCCTTTACCGTCTTTTCCATCCTGTCCATCTTGCCCATCTTCCCCTTTAATCTTTGACCAAGTATAATCAGAGAATACACTACTATCTGCCTGTATAAAATCTACGTATACACCCATGTATACACCGGGGGTCTCACCATTATTAGCAGTGAAAGTTTTTCCGTCATCAGAGTATTTGATGTGAAGGTAGCTGGTTTGTCCATTTTCTCCGTTTGTGCCAGGAATACCATCATTTCCTTCAAAGCGTGCCCATGTATATTTAGAAGGGTCGTTACTGCTTGCTTGGACAAAGTCAACATAAGTACCAATATACTTATTAGGAGTATCGGTCATTTGAGAAGCAGTCGGATTTTCTACAGGCGAATACTTAATATGGAAATAAGATGTCTTACCATCAACGCCATCTTTCCCGGGTATACCTTGTGAGCCAGGTTTCCCATCTTCCCCTTTAGAAATAACCTTCAACCAGTCAGTAGAAGAATCTGACGGCTCCTGCGTAGTCGTAGATTCAATGCAAATCCATGTGCTGCCATTGTGGGTTACTTCGTCATAATACCAATACGTCCCCGCTTTCCATTCACCTTTGAAAGCCGGAACCGGTACTTCCGTCACACCATCATTTGAAATCTGTTTGATCGTACCGGTCATGTAGATTCTGTTAAGATATGCACTATACCCGGTCATATCTATTCCAAACAGTTTCAGGTTAGACAAGTCTCCCAACTGCATGGCAATCATATCCTTTGTGATCTCCCAGTTGTTTACACCTTTAAGGAAACGGATATAATTCTGCGTGGAATAGCTGGACTTCTGGCGTTCCGCATTGGTGAAGTTACCGTAGCAAACAAAGTGCATAGCCTTTTGAGGATGGTAAGTATATCCGCTGCGGAGAACGTATTTAAAAGAACCATTATCCAGCTTTTCGGTGATCCGGAAATAGGTTGTCTGAAAGCCTGTGTCATTGTTAAAGTTAGCCTTGCAAATATCATCCACTTCAACAGCTGCAACCTCGCCCGGTTCAAGCTTCAGGTAAACGATGCTGTTCTCTTCGTCCACTGATTCGATTATACCGCCTCCGGGTGCGTTCCATTCCTCACCCGTGATAACTGATACCCGGTTATATCGCAATTCCGGCACTTCAAGGAAATCACGTAGGCGCAACGATTTCGCATCTATATCACCGGTTGGCGTTATCAGCCAGCCAAGTAACTTTTCAGCATAATCAACAGAAGATATATTGCCGGAGAAAGCGGCATTATTGGCTGTAAGCTTATCAAGCACCTTTACAATATTGCTGCTCAATTCTGTTGCAGTTATCGTGTCCGTTACAATACCTTTGGTAACGTTAATGCCGTTCAGGAATGAAATAAGCCCTAGGGCTGTGTCATCTTTCGTCTTACTTATAGCATAAGCTATAATCTCCTGAAGCACTCTCTTTGCAGAGAATACGTTTCTGTCAGACGGGATTGTCTTGTCATTAACCCCAATAACATACACACTCGTTCCACCGCCTCCAACAGCAGAACCGGAATAGGTTTGTCCCTTGTAAGTAAGGGAATCAAGCTTGCTCTCTATCTCACCGATACGGGAATATGAGGCAGTTTCACCGACTGTATAAACTGGGTGATCGTAAGGAATATCCAGCGGCCACTCGAAACCGATTATTCTTGATTGTCTGCCTTCCGGGAAAAATGCCTTATTTATCAGGTTGACTTTAGCCCCGACTTCGTATGTACGAATATTACCCTTATTGTAGATAAAATCAGCATCCATCTCACAATCGTAGGTGGACGGGTCAATCATGGATTTCTTTACGTACTCCTTTGCCTTTTTGAGTAGATCCTGCTCTGCGTCCGGCGATATCTGTTCGGAGATGTATGCGGGATCAAAGCCGTAAAGGATATATGTGTCTGCGGGGACTTCTTCACCGTCCTCCATGTGTGCGGTTTGCGGATAAAGAACATCATCCGGGAGAAAGCGACCGTAATCCTCATTGCGGACAATTTCGAAGGTTGTTCCGGTGTTATCGCTTTCTACAATATTGATAGCAAAGTCCATCCCGGCAAGCTTGCCAGTCTGGAATATCATGTGAAGTTCCTCACCATCCAGCCTGAAATCTTCTGTAAAGTTCTTCAGTCCCGTATCTTTGAAATTGTAGATCCGATATTCCTTATCGTTATCGTCTACCTTATTATCGTAGCTGATGCTGGATATTGTACCCTTGTATTGCGGATATTCATCCTCAAATATAACAATCTCTTCGATTGCCTCCTCTTCCGGCATTTCCACGTTATTCGGATCATCGTAATTTTCATCTCCAATGTTGATACGTTCACCGGTCGGGCTGTATTTATAAGCGTCTACATAAGAAATACCCTCCGGAAGCATAAGGCGTTTCTGAACAACTCCGTTAAGGGTCATTTCCTTGTCATCCTTACTGAAGTAGTTATCGGGGACTTTACCGCTTATGATGTTGTTAATGGTGTACCGATTACCTGAAGAGGCGGTTACACCTTCCGGTAGTTGGATAACGTTTGCTGCGTCACCGGTTAAAAGGTCGGGATTGTAAACAGCAGCAAACGTCTGTCCGGCATTTGCACCGGAAAGGAATGTTACGGAAGTCGTTGCAGAAGAACCGCCATACACGTTAATATCGTATGTTACATACGCCTGGAAAGTCGATAACAGCTCGGAAGAAGCTGGAGCTGGTACGTGAACGTATACCCTTACTTTTAAATCAGAACTGTTTTTGTCGATAACCAACGTGTCGGAAACCTGTATTTTAGACACAATCTCATATTGTTGATTTTGGGCTAATGAAACGGTCTGATTACCAATAATCACCTCTTTTGATTCCCCGGAAACATTATAGATATATGACGCCTTCAATATATAATCTCCTGCCGGGAGCAAAGCACGGTTCCCTATTTGCGGGACGGCTGTTGATATATTGATTGAAATTCCTTCCGAAACAACTTTATAAGAACCACCCTTGGCTGATGAAGCTAAAGCTTTGTCAAGTGTCCATTCTGTATAAGAGGGAGTAAAAGGTCCGCTGCCTTCGTTGCTACTAGCGGTATAGTCTTCCTTATATGTAACTCGTGACGGAAAGTAGCTTATTTTGAGCGGTCTTGACGTATCGGATATATTACGTCCATCAACTTCTTTAACGTCGAATATCAATTCTTTCCGGTAACTGGAAGGAATGTTGCGGGTGGAACCGAAAGCGTAGATACGGGTCGCATAAGTGGTCTGGCTGTCGCTGCGTGTCATGCTGTTGACATTCACATTTTCTGTGTCTGTCAAGTCACCGGCTTTGAAATCAACAGGTGAGCTGTATTCACAACGTCCGAGATGAATAACATGCTCTGTTATCCACCATTCACACTCCCAAGTCTCCGCCATCTGTGTGAGAGCGTCGATCAGATTTACGTTATCGTAGGAAACGAGCTTGGAAGTGTTTTCTACTGTGCTGTCAATGTCCCAAGTAAAATCCAGATCCCTGAATTTATAGCCAAGAGCTTTCAGGTTATCCAGAAAAACATTTAAATGCGTGTCAAGGGTAGCGGTAAGATTCCATGCTGCTTCGCGTCCGGTGGTTTCCGGTGTATAGAAAAACTTCTTGTTCTTCCATTTCCAGTAATAAGCATCAAGGCGGAGTTCGTAGTCGTATGCACCTGTCGTTGTATTGTAGGTAGGCTTATACAGGTCTACAAGCTCGAATATTCCCAACTCATTGTCTACGTAGTCACCTAGTTTGAAATAAACCGGATTGGAAAGGCTAAATGGCAAAGTGATATAATCTTCCTGCATCAAAAGGAAGTGTCTTTTCGAACCCTCATTGATAGTAGTCGAAAAGCGAATGTTGCCGGATATGTCTTTGATGTCTACTAATTCTGCCATATCACAAAGTTCGCAGATAGAAACGTCAAAACATAAAATCCGGCAATTCTATAAACCACAATTTGCCTATTGTGGTAATTTTACTCTCTATTACCCGGATTTGGCTCGTTAAGCTTTACCGAAATCTTTGAAAACGTCCTTGCCGTATTGAAACCGAAAGACTGTGAACGGGTGTAATATAGATGATAAACCTCCTCTCCTAAGGCGGGAACCTTGACAGTAAATTCCCCTTTTGTAATCTCATTCAGAAATGCCTTATACTTGGTGATGTAGTCAGACGGAGAACTTCCTTGTAGGGTAAAGGTTAGTGTTAGATCCCGTTCGTCAATCTTCCGATTGGCTATAATTATTTTCTTTCCGTCCTGTAAACGGGATTTATTCTCTATAACTTCTTTCATTGGAAACGGAGCGTAGATAGCTTCAATGAACCCATCTCCCATTCTCACGCCCCACGTTGCGAAAGCGTCTTTATTGTTAATTAATAAGTCGACCATATATTATAATTTTGATGTATTTCGTTTAACTTCAGCAATATCCGTCTCAATATTCTTCAATGACTTGTTCATGCTTGTTGTATCATCATGAATACCAGTCAACTCTTCATAAGAAAGCCGTAACAAATCCCGTGTCTCACTAGCAATATCTTTTATCCCTGTGGTATTGGCAATAATAGGCAGCATATCCGCTCTCAATTCAAGAATAGACATCGTTTGTAGCTGATTCTGATTCTTGATTTCTTCTCCGGCAATTTGCAAAGCAGTGAAACGTCCGTTAAGTTCGTCGATTGAATCCTGTGACGCAGTGGCAAAGCCTTTCTTTGAAGCTTCTTGGGATGAAGAAGAAGAACCACCAACAATGGCATCAATATTCTTCGCTTCTTCTGTAGCAGCTCTTATAATATCATTCCAATCTTTTCTAAGGTCGCTTATCTCTTCTGCTGTTAAATCAAGTTTTCCGTTTTCGTCACTATCAGCCAAAAGGGTATATTTTTTATAAAATTCTTGTGCTTTACCTCTTAGTTGATCTATTACAAACGATTGCAACAAAGCGTTGCGCATTATCTCTTCAAAATCTTCTCCAAAGTCGGCAATTCCTCTTTTCCCACCTTTTAGTCCTTCCAGTATTGCTTCTTCGAGACCTTGTGAAGTCGTTTGAAATAAATCCTCGTTTAGAGTCTCTTCTAGCTCCTTGGTCTGGTCGTTGAACTCTACAAATTTGTCAATAGCTTGTTGCAGCCATTCTGGTAACTTAGACCAGATGTCGGCATTGCTTTTCATCGCCCAAATCGCTTCTTCAGATATAAGTTTATTTTCTAAATCATATCCTCCATTAGCTTGTATAAAATCAAAAATTTCTTTAGCTTGCGGACCTCCAAAGGCGTATTCGGTCATAGCGTGAGAAAATTTACCATAATTGAAAAGTTGTGCAAGTCCGAAAGTTGTATAATCAACATCACCAACAGGCATAGATTTAACTATGTCTTTGTATGCCTTCTCTCTGGCTTTTTCAAGTGTTGTTAATGATTGGGTAGCTGTTGCAAAATAATCATTCCCTGCGGCTTCTTTGAGCAACTCCAGATAACGTTCTACTTGATAATTGATAGAATCCCAATATCCTTCCTGTCTACGTTGATATTCAATATTTCTTTCTTGTTCTGCTTTTGTAGAATCAAAGGCATTCATTACAGTACCCACTAACGTAGTTATGATCCCAACAATTCCGCTAATGCCTTTCACTGTGTCACCGGCGGACTTTTCACCAGTTTTGCCGAATACTTCAAATGCTGTGATGCCGTCATTTATAATATCTACCGCTTTTTGGATGCCTTCTCCCAGTTCATCGGAAAAAGTAGTTCCAAGAGAAGATAGAGAAGCCCCTAATGTTGAAATATTACTCTTTATAGATTCGCTAGCTTGTTCCACATTACTCCATGAAGTAAAGGCTCCCTGTTTATCCCCTTTCTTTATTGCTTTCTGATACTTTTCATATTCTTCTTTCAATGTCTTGAAAGGGTTGCGAGCTACAAGGTTTTGGCGAGCACTATTAATGGTATCCATCATAGCTTTCATATCTGTAGCTGACAAGTTTGTAGACTTGACAAGTTGTTCAGCATCAGATAATAATTTTTCAAGTGTATCTGTAGGTAATGCATCAACGTCTCCCATTAACATTTTCCAAATGCCAGAATCTTCGATTTCGCTTTTTGAGATAGAATCTATAGTTTTCTTACGCTGTTTTTCTAGTTCTTTTAATGCATCTTCATATTGTTTCTTTTCAGAATCGCTTTTAGCTTTTACTAATCCGTCCCTAAGTTTCTTTTCATCGTCTTGATACTGCTTCTCTATAGCTATGCGTTGAGCTGAATAATCACGATATTTATCTAGTATAGAATTTAATTCCTTACTTACATCGGCTATATCTTTCTCTCTTTTATTTTCAGCATTAGTATAACGAGCGGAAATTTCAACAGACTGCTCCGAAGTCAACTTTCCACCCTGTCTTTCACTCAAATCTTTTTCTTGCTTTTTGATGGCGTCAAGTTCCTTTTGATAATCAAGATCAATCTGTTTCAGCTTTTTCTCTGTGCCCTCTTCCATAAGGTCGATTTCAGCCTGCTGATTTTGGCGACGGAGAGACAAAAGATCTTCGTTTAGTTTCTCCTGCTCTTTCTTTCGTTTTTCAGCCTCTTTTTCGGCCATCTTCTGTTCTTTAGAGGAATCCCCATAAACTTTTAACTGTTTTTCTGCTTCAGCCTTATCTTTTACAGCCTTTTTATATGAATCCACAACAGCCCTATCTATACCCAACCCATAAAGATCTTTTTTTGAATTTTTCGATGCTTCATCCAAAACTTTTTTTTGTTCAGATGTTATTTGTTTCAATGCATTATCGGCTATCTCAACCTGTTGTTGCCAATAATCATAGGTTCCTTCTTTAGGTTGAGGGAATAAATCTAAAGTAGAAATATGATTTTCTATAACAGCCATATTTTCATCATACTTCTTAACCGTATTTATAGCATCTACATAGACTTTCTTTTCTTTATTCCAATTATCAACAGCATTTAAATACCTAACTCTTGCAGATGATAAAACCTGCGAAGACGTTTGTCCTTTATCATATTCTCTCTGTACTCGTTCATATTCTCTCTGCGCAACTGACATTTCAAGACCGGCATCATATAAAGTTTTCTTTTGATTTAACCGTTTTATTTCTTCGTCTTCTCTTTTGATAGACATATCAGCTAATGTGTCTTCATATTTTCGTGCAATTGCACTATTGCGAATTTCTTTAGTTAATTCCTTGTAAGCTTTATTTAATTTATCTATACTTACTTTTTCGCCCTCCAGTATATCACTATGAGTCTTATAATTTTTAACCCACTCACGAACAGCCGCATTCCTCTCTGTAGTGGAAAGAGTTACATTTTTTAATTTGTTATACAGAATATCAAGTTGAGTTTGCTCTTTGGCTATGCTAGACCATGCGGACTTTCTAGCCAATGCCATTTCTTGTTCGGCTGAAAGCAAATCAAGGGTGACATCTCTTGCTTTTCCTAAACTTCCAATCCATTTAATTACATCTTTCCCGTATACAGAAAGCAAAGTCAGCCCAACAACAAGAGCGGTCTGCCAACTTAAAATAGATCTTGTAAGCTGTTGCCATACGGGAGCAACAGCCTTGACATCTTTATTTCCTGCTTTTAATTCTGCCTTGAAATTTGCATATTCTTTTCTAACTTTTGCTATTTCATCAACTAATATCGGAAGGTTATTTGATATTGCAAGAAAAAAAGTATTTGCATTTACAGCTAGTGAAGGAAGTTCACGGGCTACCTGTTGCACTGAATTACCGAGTCCATTCCATGCACTTGCATAATTACCTACATTTCTCTGAAATCTTCCAGAAGCTTGCTCTGCTGCATTTAATTCCTTTTGAACGTTCGATATTTGGGTTAGCAATGCTTTTCCGGCATCTCCTCCCCTTCTTACCCGTCCAAGATCATCGTAATCCTTTATCAAAAGAATTAATTGCTTTCTTAATGCCGTAATACTACCTTCTTCTGCATTACTTTGAATTATCTGATCTTTTTGTGCTTTAATCGTTTTTCTGACAGCTTCTTCCTCTACCAGCCTTTGAGCAGCTAATTGTTGAATCTGGCGAATTTTTGCTGTACCAGTATCTCCTACTTTCTCTTCATCAGAAAGCGCACTAAAATCTTTCTTTAATTGCTTTATCTGCCTATCTGCCTCCTTAACTGATTCTGTATTGGCGATAATCCATTTATTAGTAGACTGCAAAGCAGAAGTTTCTTCTTTTACTCTTTTAACCGTACTACTAGAAGAATCAATATCGTATTTTATCTTCTGTAATTTTGCATAGCTGTCTTTATATTCAGATAGTTTCTTTGTTGCTCTATCTATTTCACTTTCTAACTGTTTTATTGCCGCATCGCTATTGGGTACACTTGCAATCTCAATAAGAGATTTTTTTAATTTATCTATCTCCTGACGCAGTTTGACTATATTTTTAAGGTCAATATCTGCATTAAATTTCATTCCTGCCATGTGATTTTTACATTATCGTTACCAAATGACTGTTTTAATTCTTTATCTAAAGTTAGGCTTGCCGAATCCAGAACATCAAAACCTTTACTAGACACAAAACTTGCATATTCCATTCCATCCGCCACAACAACACCGTCTTTAGGCTTACTTCCAAAGATCAGCATTGCCTCTGTCCTGTTCTTCGCCAGTGAATGTTCTCCATCGGCAGGGATATAGAGGTCTACAATCTTTCCATCCCTGACAATAGCAGCACCGGGAGCATTGCGAAGGTTCCAAGTATGGTTTTGATAGGCTTTCTTATTACTAACATTGCGTTCCTTCTGCATATAGACGGCTCTTTGAGCTGCTTCTTTCATCAATTCGGTAGCATTCTCATTTACTTCTTCGACGAATTCATCAAGACCGGACAAATCCACTGTTACTTTCATTATTCATCAAACTTAACTTTTCCTTTAAAGAAATCCTCATCCGATACTTCTGTTAGTACCTCCCCATCATATACGGTATGTAACTTATCTTTTTGCATAATAACCAAATTGCGATATGGTATTTTATAAACTACTTCATCATAAGAGAGATGAAGATTTTCCATGAACGACGCAATTTGTCCTAACATACAATCATTCCCTATAACTTCTGTTTTGCTGTCAGATTTGCTACGTTCTTTGCTAAATCCAACAGCATTGTAAAATTTTCTACAGAGATCAGGGAATAAGCTGCCGTAAGCCCATATAACACTTCTTCTAACGTCCCGTTTGACAACTCTTGTTCAAGGCTATCATTCCCTTCAATAAACCAAGAAAGTGCACGAGAAGCGACGGAAATGTCCTTTAACGAAGAAATGACGCCCGCAATATCCTTATTATCTTCCAGAACAGCAAGATAAGCCGAAGCACCGGCTATTTTATGGATAGTAGGCGGGTTTACACGGTACATTTTCCCATTTACAATTATAGGAATGAAATCTTTTCCTGTGATAGCTTCAGATACAAGTATAGCGGCTTTATTCATATTATTTCTTTTGTAGTTTTTCAATCTGCTTATATATAAGATTCGCACCTTCTATATCATGACACACGCAAGAGTGATTTGGATCAGAACATAATTTTATCAATAAGTCTCCAACAAATCTTTTATACTCATCTATCTGTCTTTGCATATTAGCAATTTCAGAAATATCTTTTCTTTTAAACAGCATAATACTTAAACTTTAAAAGGGAATGGTTAGAATAAAATCCTTCCATCCCCTCACCACTTTACAATATAGATAATGTCTCTGATGGTTGCGTCCCATCTTCTCCTGAAGAGTCATAGTTTACAGTACTCCCAGCGTTCACCCGCCTTGATCTAGCTGAATAACTATTTATAGAAGGCGATTCAGAAGAAGCAAGAGCTACCTTTTCATCAGTTCATGCAGCGTCCACCTTTTCGCCATCGAACAGATAATCGCTCTTAACGCCAGTGTTAGGATTTTCCATAGCCACCGCTGTTACACCCAGACCGATATTCTTTTCTACCGCATTACCTTTTGCGATAACCGCAGCATTGGTAAATACAATGTAGTTGCCTGTTTTTGTCTGGCCTACGATTGCCTTATTTACAATTCCCGGAGTGTCAGAAGAAGCCCATCCAGCATCAGTATCAATCTTTTCACCACCTTCCAATTCGACCTTGTCATCAAAGGAGAAAACTCCCATAGTGAAAGCGATTGTTTTAGCTCCTTTTTGAGTAACATCACGATAGTAGATACTACCATTCAACTCATTAATGTAGTCGGTATAGGTTGGATCATCCTCTGTATACGCCCAAGTATCTTGATGGGAGTTCTCAACTTCCGTGGCAGTTCCTAACCATGTCTTAAGAGAGGTTTTAGTGACAGCGGCAGTTATAACATCACCGTACCAAATCTTTTTAATTCCAATAAACGGTTTCATATCTTTTCAATTTACGTTTAGAGTTTCAAATAATAATTTCACATTTACATAGTAACAACATAATTCTTTGTCTTCTTCTATTCCGATACTTTCAGAAGAGTAACTATACCAGGAGCCGTCATATTGGGAAACAACATCATCTTTAAAAAACTTCTTTGCTTTCCGTTCCAGCTCATTCAAGCGAATCAGGCTTGCTTTTTCAGACCTTGTTACAGGAATGCAGAAGTTTACTTCAACATATCCTTTTTCCCAGTAAGCATCCGGTTGTTGAGTTTTGGGGTAGATTACAATTCTCTCGGTCTTTACTTTACCTTCAGGGATATTTCCCCGTTGATACATTTCAGAGATTCCAAAAGACTTGCAATCTTTAAAAATAATATTCGCTATGTCCGTCGTTACAATCATACCCAAATATCACATCTACCCTTAAACTCCTCCGAATAGCATTCGGCATTCTTCTTCACATCTCCCTCTCCTACAGTATTTCCTTCAGCGTCCAGACACCTGATATGAGATCCTAAAACAATCTTTTTACCCTCATAAACCACATGGTAATTATACACCCAGCGTTCACCATTGACAGAGACTTCCTTTTGTTGGGAGTTGTCATGGCAGAAGCAATCTGTTACATCTTGCCAAGACTCTCCACCGGTTCCCGGTATTGGTCGGTTATACTCGTCGTTTTCTTCCAGAGTAATAACCTGTATTTGCAATTTATGTGGAGCAGTTTCTAGCATATTACCAAAATGTTACTTTAGGTTTATCTATGTTCAGTTCGTCCTTCAGTCCATACTTATTACATAAAAAAGAATAATAGGACTTTATACCAGAAATATCCCAAGAAAGGGACTTTGAATGACCGTTTTCTGATACCGATTTAGAAGTAGCTCTAAGCAATAAGGAGGGAATAAATCTTGCTATAGCAACAGAGATGGACTGCAAATTATCTTCAGTCATTTCCCCGTCAGGGTCAACCCCGGAAGAAAGATTAATCTCTACCAAGTCAGCCTCCGACAATGATATGCCGAAGGACTGAAACTTTTGCTTTATGTAGTCACTAATTATCATACTTACGCATTCATCGTGTCCAGGTCAAGAATTACAATCTTGTTTGGAGATGTAAATTCTGGAATCCATTCAGCTCCATATTCCATGAAGCGGCCTTCATCCGTACGTATGTTGGAAATATACATACCACCTTCTGAACGGGTGTAAGTCTTTCCCGGAACCGGATCGGTAATTTCATACGGAGTATGCCAACGCATCTTTCCCTGCTTAGGAGTGGTAAACAAAGAAATACGGTTGTCTTTGAATACCTGTTTGAAAGTTCCGTCTGACAATTCCACCAAATCTTCGTTGATTACGATAGGTGGCAAGCCCAATCCTCTAAAGATAGTGGTCGCCATCTCACTGGACATAAGCCCGGCAGACAGTTGGACTTCTTTAGAATCAAAGCTTTGTTTGTAGAATTCCCCGAAGTCTTTTGAGCCAATAATGCTATTGATAAAAGTTTTTCGGGACATTTCCATAGAAACGAACATGCCGAACTTGGTACGTAATTCAACCGTTTTCTCCATAAGATAACGAACAAAGTTTAGTTTGTCTGCAACTTGCGGAGTGATACGATGAACCGGCAACTCCATTTCAAGCAATTCGATTCCTTGCGGATTATCGTCTACTTTTACGGATGCTTTACCATCAGAACGAAGGTCACCGTCCACAATATCCATACGTTTGTGTGGAGCAAGCAATACTTGACGCATATCATCTACAATATAGTTGATAATATCGTCCAGTGCGGCCCGTTGATCTGGTGTCTTCGCCTGATTAAACTTATTGATTAGTTCTTGAAGCATATCGAGTCTATCGTTGTCCATCTGGTATCTATCCCCCATATAGGCAACTTCGCCATATCCGGAACCCAGAGATTTACGCTCTCTTAACGGCTTGTTAGAGTTACGGTCAATTACAGAACCGGCAACAACACCCGTTACTGTTCCCAAATATGTTTTGAACACACGGGATTTCGTTTCCTCAAAATCGAGGTGCTTTTTCCAAAAGATTTGATCCAGCCTTAGAGCCTGCACACGGTCGATAACCGCTTTCACCACTCCCGGATCATTCAGTAATGTTTGAATAGTCAAATACATAGTTCCTCCTTTCTTTAATAAGTGAACATGAATCTGTCACCCAAAGTCTCCTTATCCTTATCGGAGATAGGAACAATGAGTCTTGTCGGTCTGATCTCGTACGCTTGGCCTATAGCGCCAACAGTTGCACCCGCTTCTACTTTAGTCCATGCATAATTCAAAGCCGTAGCTGTTGCTTTTGCCGTTTTACCGGCTGCGGCAGTAGCTTCAAACAATACCGCATCCTTTTCTGCGGCAAGCGTTGGCGAGGCGGCCAGAGTAACGGTATCATATTCCGCATTACTTTTGTCGATAGCTTCAATTGTACCGCCATTTGTACCGTTACCAATATGCATACCGACGTACGCAAGAGAATTTTTCTTGATCTTCAACGAAGTAGAACCGGCAGTGATCTTCTCGGCTACTTCAACGTTCAAAACAGCTTTTGCCGTTCGTTTCACAAAATCAAGAACCAAAGGAGTAAGAGGCGGGATCTGCGCAATCCCTGTCAAATTCGAAATATCCAGATTGAAGCCACCGGAATATCTATAAACCGTCTCAAAACGGCACATTTCCGGCATTTGCTTCTCAATCGGACTTAAATCATACTTAAAACCTGCTGGCATAATTAATCCTGTTTAGAGTTTTTAATTTCTTCAGTTCCCTTGTTTATCAGGGTGGCAATGTCATTTGAATTGTTCTGCTCATTGCTTCCCGATTCGGGAGTTCTCACATCTTGAAATCCTGCGTTGGCAAACGTCTGCTTTGCATCCTTGAAATAGTTATCCAAGTTTGCATCTTCGGGAATGCTCAACATAGGAACAAGGTTTTCGGGAATACCATATTCCTTTGCTTTTCCCATGATTTGCTCTTGGCGAGTGGCCTGCGCCTTCTCTGTTTCAAATTGAGTAAGCTTGTCAGAAAGAGGTTTAACGGCTGCATTCACTGCGTTCGCAATGATGGTCGCTATATCATCTTTCTTTTCTTCCGGCTTCGGATTTGGGTTAGGATTGGGATTCTCGATTTTATTTTTCAATTCGTCCAATTGTTTCTGTAGACCCGATTTTTCGTTTCTAACAGTATCAATGTCTCCTTGAAAAGCCTTCAAAAGTCCTTCGACCCCACTAATAGCAGTTTCTATTTGACTTTCTTCAGTTACGGTTTTAGACAAGTAGTCAGCCACCCCGTCAAACGCTTTATCACCAAACCCAAAGGTTTTATACTTCGTTTTTAGTGCTACTAAGATTTTTTCTTTCATACTGTATGAATTAGTTTTGATTTTCAACAGCATAAAGTTACACTCAAAGAAGAAAGCTATAAAATAATTACATGAGGGATAAACCACAATTGGGCAATTGTGGGAAATTAGTTGTTTCACACCTTAAATAAATGCTCTTCTTTGTGCTATTTGCCGTTCTAATAGACAGAGAATACAAGGTAATGAAGTTAGTGCTATTGGTGAGAGAAAAGATGATGCTGAAGCTGCTAATCTTATAAATATTGCTAAAAAGTGAGGTGTTGGATGTTGTTTGATGTTGTTTTAACACTGTTGATGTTGTTGTTATTGATAAAGTTACTACCTTTGCAATACAAAGTAACGCATCTTTGATGCGTTACGAACAAAGATATAACTAATTCTGTTAGTGATAATAAAAGTAACACTGATGGCAATACTAAAACCAAACTATTATGATACATACTAATCCTAATCCCAAGATGACAGTTATTGAGGTAGAAAACTTCCGCAATAACCTTAGAAGGTGTGTATCGGGTAAGATTACACGCCAAGAGAAAAAGAAAATAGAAGTTAGAACTCAAAGAATGAATAGTGTCGCTAAAAGAATTATAGCTAATAATGGCGGAAAAAGCCCAATTCTCGGATATTGATATTTCAATAAATAAATTTTAATGCTACATTTATGAAGTCCAATAATTCCAATACAAAAACGCTTCCTAAAAAGGTTTTAAATAAATCTTCGAATAAGGTAGTATTCAAAAGAGTTACTATCAAGGAACATAAGGCATACAGAATACCTGTATATGATTATCTTATACCGTAATGAAAATTCTTCCACCTTTTTACGGTTCTGAATTTATTATGTGTAAACCTTCCACATCTGAAGGTATGATTAGGATTGATCTATGGCGCTTTAAATCAATGAAAAGCGGAAAGATATATCTTGTAGATGTAGAAGTATATGAGAATAATGTGTACGCTATTAAATTCTATCTTAAATCACAAGCTCATTTGAATAATAGATACAGTTTTCAAACAAATGATTTTGAGCCAAGAAGGATAGTTATGAGCTGTATATATATAATGCGACATTACTTTGAAAGTGATAATAATTCATCTTTTGCATTTATAGGTGCTAATAACATTGGAGAAGATAAAAGTTGCACCAAACGTTTTCGCTTTTACCGTACAATGGTCAACACCTATTTTGGTACAGAAACTTTTGAACATCGAACTGACGAAAGAAATAGTGCCTATTTACTTTTAAGAAAAACATCTTTACAAAGCGGAAATATTAAAACGGCAGACATAGAATCCTTCTTTAGAAATATATACATTCTTAACACATAAATAAAGCGGAGTAACCTCCGCTTTTCTTTTGCCCTCTTGCGAAGGGCGGGAATGAAATCCTATTTTATAATAACGGCTATTCCAGAAGCAACCCACGCCCTGTTCCTTGCGTTATAAGTCGTTTTAAAATCAATCAATCCATTCGCTCCCATTTTCTTTGCTTCGGAGACTATTTTATCCATCATCCTTTTGCTAGATGGAGCATACTCATTATTCGTTTTTCCTGTATATCCTTCGTATGGGACAATTAGCCGTAGATTTTCGGCTGTTTCGCCTTTTCTCAACTTGCCAACAGTAAATACCACTTCTATATTAGATATTGGCTGGTAATTGAACCCTGTCACTGTAGGGCTAATGGTGAAACCATCTTTGGTGTATTCTCTGTAGTCAACAACATATACGGATTCGGTATACATGTCTTTAGTGCATCCGGATAGAACTAATATTATTATGATCGGATATAGGATATTTTTCATGATTCTATTGTGTTATTTGGTTAGGGGTGATGAGCTCGCCTGTGTTCTTGTCTAATTCAAAATTTAAGACCTCTTTTTCTTCCGTTATATACGTGATATTTATAGTAACAAGAATGGTATTATTCGGGGAATAGGAAGCATCCCAACTATTTATGACAAACTCATTATTATTAATATCACACATGTATTGCCAAATATAATGGGAAGAATTGCGAATATCATACCAACCGATCCTCAAAGGATCTTTAGTATGAATGCCCTCCCCTCCACTTACATCTATTACATGATACAAATCTAAAACTCTGCCATAATGAATATGTTTGCTTATAAGATTTAATTCATTATCATACACATGTCCTTCTGAAGCGGTTGCTTCTGGATATGCGGAATAGTTTTCAGATACATGTATACTATTATCAAACCAAAATGCCATATCCGTAGGCAAATGGGAACGAGTATTCAATGTTACTGTATGAACCTTACCATTCTCATAAGAATATAGTTTTCTAATTCCCCAAAAACTCAAAATATCAGATTCATCTCTTAAATCAGCCAATAGATAGTATGTATTTTCATATTGAAGAATACTAAAAATTCGAACATACGAAGCGATAATATCTTTTTTATTTCCATATCCAAAATCTATATACAGCTTAGTCCCTTTTCCTATTCCTTCGGACACTTCAAAAAGGAATTTATTATCTTTACTAACCTTTATGGTGTAGCTTTCTTCGTTAAAATCAATATTACAGATAAAGCCATTGACTAAAAATACATTATTATCACCGGATTCCGTGTTTTCCTCATTATTTTGCTCTGGAACAGGATCACTTCCTTCGCTGCATCCAATAAGAAACAGCAAGGCAAATATTAGAAATACTTTATTCATATTTTGTGTGTATTATGGTTGTACGGAGGCAAAATAACATACAAATGCACACAAATGCAAATATTTCCTTACCTTTCTTTGGTTTTAGGTGATTTTTCTAGCATTAAATAAAAAGCCCCACTATTTGGCGGGGCGAATATTATAATTAGAACTGATACTACATTGTAGGTTTCTGTTTGGTTATTGAACCAAAATTATCAATTATTTCTATATCAGAAGGAGTTACGGATGTTTCATTAATATTGATTGAATCTTCTGATTTATTCGGAGAAATTGCTTTCCTTATCTTCTTCACATCATTGGTCATTCCCCATAACTTGAAAAATAGAATAATTTGTAATATTCCGAATACGATGATTACGATAGATACAAATAGTGTGATACCTTCCATGATATATTTATTTTTAATCAGTTATTTGTCATAGTTCTTCTTTCTCCTTTTTACTTGGAAGATTTAGGTATTCAAAAGCTAATTCATCAACTTCCTTTCTCCGTTCGTTGACTCCGTTTAAAATATATCTAAAAGATGATATATAATTATCATCTATAAATTCCTTGATAATATCTTCTTCATATATGTTCTGAATATCAGTTTCATCTTCATATTTCCAATACATTTCTACCGAAAAAGGGACCTTGACATCATCACTGCTTAAATTTCTCCCATCTATTCTTATTTTATCAACTTCAATATTTACATCATAATCCCTTAAGACCGTTTCGACATCCATGCCAGCCAATTTATTTTCATCTTTATAATTAGCCTCCCAATATCTTACAACAGGTTGAGAAAAAGGAGAAGTAGATAAGCACCACGATTTATCCAATATAGACAAATAACTATCATATTCATTCTTCCCTTCTTTTTTATAAATTTTGGGTTCTATTGAATAGCCAAATCTTAATTGCTCTACCTTGCTTTTTAAAGGAATCAGTTTAAAGCCAATATTAACCTCATCAACCCCTCCAAATGAATAATACTTGGTTGATATACTAGCTAATTCAATTTTTACATATTGGTCTAAAGAATTATCTTGCTTAGCTTTTCTCCAGTATCTCGATATTGAATCCGCTTTAGAAGAATAAGTTTTATATTTATTATTCCATTCGCTAGAAAGCTGTTTTTCTAATTTATCATCATGATATGTATATGAACTATAAGCCCTTCTTAATGTCAAGTTAGCATATTTAGCCCTCTTCGTATCAGTATCTAATGTGTTTTTGTTTATTGCCTGAATATGTTCATAAAACATTCCAAAAAGTGAATCTTTTTTTATTTCTTCATCAAGTTCTTTTAATGACAATGACTCAAAAACTGATTTATTTAAATTATCAACACAACTGTAAAACAGTATCAAAGGTAGTAAATATAAAATATTTTTCATATCTGTGTGTGTTATGTTATACAATGATAAAATAAAAGACAACTGTTCATAAATCCAAATAAATCCACATATATCTTCATTCACCACGTAAAAAAGTTGTTTTTTCTTGCTTTTTTCAAAAATAGTTTGTATGTTTGCGGCGTTCAACATATATAAATCGACTGTGCGGGCGGAGCTTGCATTAATCATGCGGGCATTTTTTATGCTTGTATTTAAAATATTGAGGTATATTGTACCCCCGTGTGGAACTGTAATGGAACCACAGCATAGTCGATATGTGTTGAACAGCGGGAAAGGCAATATACCTTTTTTATTTATTGTTATGTTCAACAATATCGACAATCATCATCGAACGAATAATAGTAGTTTGATGGCGACGTTAATCCACGATACGGATAGAATGAGTTCGCTTGAAATTGCGGAACTCACAGGAAAACAGCACGCACATATTATGCGTGATATTCGTTCTCTTTTAGCGCAAGGAGTATCACAATCCAATTTTGGATTGTCATCCTACAAGCAACCACAGCCAAGAGGAGGATATAAAGAACTCCCCTGTTTCGAACTCACCAAGAAAGGCTGTCTGATCCTCGCCTCTGGTTACGACGCAGTGCTCCGTGAGAAGATTATTGATCGCTGGGAACAACTCGAACTAGAGAAGCGCAAACCTCAAACTCCCCAAACCTACCTCGAAGCCCTAAAAGCCCTAGTATCATCGGAAGAGGAAAAGCAACGGTTAGCACTGGAGAAGCAACAACTGGAACAGCAAAACGCCAAACTCCAGCCAAAGGCAGCCTTTGCCGACGCAGCCTTCGCCACCGACGATAAGGTAGACATAGGAATGTCCGCCAAGATCCTGAAACTCGGATTCGGGCGAAACACTCTATTCGACAAGCTAAGGAAAGCAGGCGTATTCTTCGCCAACCGAAACGAGCCCAAACAGCGGTTTATTGATGCCGGATACTTCGAGATGAAAGAGAAGTTCATCGAGCGCAACAACCATCCGGGGTTTGTCGTAACCAAAGTGCTAGTTACCCAAAAGGGATTGGCTTATCTGAACCACCTGTTTGGAGGAAATCCTTCTGATGGGAAGCTAGCTAGGATAGTATAACATCCCCCTTCCCTAATTCATAATTTACAGCAGTCCGTTTCAATGCCGGACAGCCACAACTATATCAAAAATATACGAATATGCCAGAAATTACAATCATTGTATTATGCCTGCTTGCCGGATATAAGATGTTCGGCAATGATAACGACAGGTTTTTCATGTGCTAAGCAAGAGCGACACGATAGTATCAACACATTAAATAAAATCATTATGGAAACAAGAAGTTTGGAATTATGGTCTACCGATAGGATTGATTTGGTAGAAGCGAAAAACGGTCAAGCCGTGACCTCTTCTTTGGTGGTTGCGGATTACTTCCACAAAGAACATGGTAAAGTCTTAAGGGCTATAAATCAGTTAGAATGTAGCATAAATTTCAGACAAGCCAATTTTGGCTTATCTGACTATACAAAGAAAAATGGGAATGTAAGCAAAACATATCCCATGTACTACATGACCCGTGACGGCTTCACCTTCCTCGCCATGGGTTTCACCGGAAAGGTAGCCGCCCAGTTCAAGGAAGCCTACATCAACGCCTTCAACGAAATGGAAGAGAAGCTCCGATCCGAGCGTTGCACCAAGTACGCAGAACGCATCGTCAGAAAACAGGTGAAGGAGTTCAACCAATCATTGCAAGAAACGCTCGCCAGCGGTCGCAAGAAGCACGGAAACACTTACGGTGGATTGATACCCTACGGAAAGGAAGAAGTTGCGTACAACCCGAAAGAAAGCATGGAATCGAATCTAAAGCGGATATTCGGTCAAGTACATGAGATGTGCAAGGATGGATTCTTGATGTCCGCACTCGCTGTCGAGACAAACAAGATGATGCTGGATTTGATAAACAAGAAATAGAGTTGTGTTAGGGGCTTCGGACCGGCACATTAGTTGACGCCAATCAGCAGGAAAGGGTAGCCTTAGGGCTGCCCTTTCTTTATTGCATTATGGTAAATTGAGATTAAACCTTTGATAGCATTTCTGTCAGATAATTATTTAATTTCCTAGCTGATTCAATAGAAATATGATCTGTTTTCCCATCCATTTTAATACCTAAAGTTAAAAGCCCGTCATAGGTTTTATAAAAGGCTATCTCCATAAAAGGGACTCCTATGATGTGAGAGATAATACACGAGTTTCTCTCTGATTCAATTTCTAAGATTTCATTTTCTTCAAGAAGTGCAAGTGGCTTCTCCATTGCTTTTTCCATATTACGCTGCTATTTTAGAATTGTAGAACTCAATAATAAACTTTTTCCCTATTTCCGTCCAATACATGTGCTGTCTTGTCTTAATCTCTCCTGTGCTACTCCTGTATGGATATGGGCGGTGCACTGTATACCCTTTGTTTCTGTATTTAGAATAGAGATAATACACTCTACTTTCCTTATACTGTATTCCCCATTGGCAAAGAAGCTTATTCAACTTGATGTCGGAAATTCCCAAACAAGCCGCTATCATATTTACGGTAAGATATCCTGTACTTGATAATGTCTTGTCATAATAGTCTACTTTTGGTGCAGCTTGGTTTATTTTCTTTTCTTGTAGTTCTATAATTGCTTGTTGTTGCTCGCTTTGGGCTTCAAGTTGCTTTAATCTTTCTTCTCTCTTTGCCAAAGTGGCTTGCGCAAGCAATAAGGCTCGTGCCATTATTTCTTCGGGAGTATCATCCTGTTTGGTGGCTATATATCCTCCAGTAGTGCGTATTTCACGCAAGATTTGTTTTATACCCTTCTTAAACTGCTTAGCTATTGGCTTGCGAGATTGCATCAATACTTCATACAAACCATCCTCTGTGAGAAAGTTACATTCTCTTCTTTGACCTGATACAAACAATGTTTGGGTCAGCTTTTCATCTTCATCAACCGTTCTCACCATAGTTGATACATCTGAATGCTCAATCCATTCTGCCACATCCTTAGCAAGGAACAAGGGAGATTCAGATGAACCATATACATTGATCTCATGCCCTAAAAAATTGGATTTACAAATAAGACTTAGACTTGCATCATCCCCTTTCACATCATTTGATATAAAAAGACTATTGCTGATAGGAATAATTTCACTATCTTTGTCTCTGTAATTTAATGCTTTCATATCATTGCATAAAATTAAAAGTAAATAAATATCCCCATCAGCGGCTCGGACACTTCCGCTTTTGGGGATTTTAATTTGTCCGATTTTGTAGCAAGCAAGGATTCGAACCTCTCACGCCTTACCGACTTGCTGAACCTGCCACGCCTGGCATATAAAAAAGCGCCAAAGGCAAGCTCCTCACTTCTCACCGATGGCGTTATATCTTTCAGCCGTGAGGATAGCCGTATTATTTTCCATGCACAAATTTATTTCATATCCAATTATAAGCCTAAAATTTTCACTTCCGGAAAACCACAATTCGCTTATTGTGGTTTATTTGTCTTTTGAGCTAAAATCGAACTATACATTAAAAAGACTGCAACGATTTACTATTTTGTTCCATTTTTCCTATACTTTTTGTATAACCCCCGTAATTTTTCTAACCACACACCCTAAACATTGTCCTTTTTGACTGATTCAGAAGATTCATTCTTTTCTTCCTCCTCAATCTCTTTCAGGACTTCATCGACCCTTTCGGCATTACCGGCAAACAAAATCCCCTCTCTCCGTGACCATACTTTACCATTTATTGCACTAACTGCCGTTGTTACCCGTTCGTCAATGTCATCAATCATATACGGAACCAAATCCACATCAATATCAATAGTCTGGGACGCCTTGTCAAATTCGGATGGGTTAATATCCGCCAAAGCTGATACCAAGAAGTTTACCCTCCGTTGAAAAAACTCTCCAATTACTTCCGCATGATTAGATACCGCCATGTGCGCACCCATAAAAATATACCTGAACGCTTTCCCTGAAATGGCATTTCCAAGACCTTTCAATTCTTGCGGTGATATACGTGGGGTATTCGTCAGGTCGTATGCCCTGTTAGTAAGCCCTTCGAGTTCCAATTTAACCGTATCAGGAACCTGATTCCAGGTCAGATATTGAGCGTTCGCTTTATCTCCAGTCAATTGTATGATTCTGTTTCGTTTCTTCCCTGTAAAGCCTGACACGTCCCCAAAGAGCATTAAATACGGGAAGAAGTGGTAGTCTATACAATCGGCATAGCTTGATAATATCTTCTCTATGCGTACACGTATAGTCTTTATCTTATGGCAGTAGGTCTCCGGGCGATAGCCATATAAAACAGGGAGCTTTTTAAACCCATGCCTGAAAGACTTCTCCTCTACCGCTTCCCACCCATTAGTATTTTCCCACTGGTAAACATGGGTAGCGGTAACAGTTTGAAAGCATACTATTTCTACATCGTCCAGGTCTTTCTTTTTATATTCACGTGAGAAGGCGACCAAATCTCCGGCATCATCAAAGAAAGGATAAAGTTTATCTCCCCTGAATGGCGACCATATTACGCTACGAAGCTTATTTTGCGGTCTTACACTTCCCCCGAAAACCTTCTGTATTTTATTCCAGAATTTAGTCCAGAACGAATCATCTTTGACTGCATACCAGTATTCGGCACATTCCTGTTCAGAAAGCCAGGAACGAACTATGCGTTTATTCTGGTATTTTATTTTATTCTTCTTCAGTACTTGTTGGATAGCATAAAATAGCCCTTTTTCATCTTCATTGGACGGAGCGCAATCCATCTTAGGCTCAACCCCTACTGTAAACGCTGTTTGAATATTGGTTATATCTTGCTCCAGCGGGATAGATATACGGTTACACGGCTCTGTACGTTTTTTAGCTGGGATAGTAGTGCTTTGACCGGTACTATCATTCCATTCTTCCCCTTCCTTCTCTTCAACAACTTCGATGTCCGGGTATTTTTCTTTATCCACAATGATTTCATGCAAATCAGCATTCCAATCCTTCCAGTTTTCACCGGTATTGGGTTCCTCCGTTTTACGCCCTTTCTTCAAATATTCGATCTTCTGATCTACATCTTCTAATGCTAAAATCTCTTCTAATGTCATATTGATATATTTTTAACGTCCAAAAATCCCCGAATAATCTTTAGGTTTCTGAATTTTACCAAGAAGCTCACCCAATACATAATAACGGGCTGCATCGATAGCGTGGTTATCATGATCTTCCGGTTCATTTATATAGTTCCCATCTTTATCTTTAGCCCACACATATTTCCGTAGTTCTTTCTGAAGATTGTATGAACGTTTAGTTACAAAAATCTCCATGGTCTTCATTTTGTCTATACCTGCGTTAATAGAACCCGCTCCCTTTTCGACAGGATATATTTTTATCCCTCCATTGTGTATTTCTTGAATCAACCGTGGGTCAGCACTATCGGCTATAACCTTCAATCCCCATGGACGAAGCGTTTTAATGATGTCAGAGGAAAGAAGCCCGGTCCGGTAATCCACTTCATCCAAATACAGAGCATTATCAATAATTCCGCAACGAATAGAGGCGGACGGGTCATGAGTATACCCGAAATCTTGCCCAAAAGCAACCTTTTTGCACCAAATCGGGAACTCATCAACAATGCCCCATTTTTTGAATACAGCACCTTCTGCCACGTCAGCCCATCGTCCGATAACCACATGAGCATATTTATCCGGATCATTTACTTTCATATCCTCCACCTCTTTCAGAAACTCCGGTGAAAGATTCTCCAAATTATCAAAATAGGTGGTGTGAATATGAAGTACATTCGGATGGGTAGAAACCTGAACTTGCACACCGTCAATCTCTACGAGCTTGTGAGTATTCTCGATGTACTTTTTATAAATGAAGTGATTAGAGTCGCAGGGGTTCATTATGATGATAATCCGGTTCTGAATCCCTTTCTTACGGATAGAGAGCATTATTTTATCGAACTCTTCTTCATTCGTCCATTCTTCCGCTTCATCGCAGACGAAAGTTGTGATACCCTGAATAGATTTCAGCTTTGCCGTCTGATTACCGGAAGAAGTCTTGATGCCTCGGAACATGATACGGCTATTAGTCATTTTATTGACTATATCCGTCTTGGTAGTCTTGAAATACTTAGTTGTTCCATCTAGCTCTATCTTCTCCATCATTTCCGGGATGATAGACATACCAGCGGAAACCATCGTGTAACGGGTATAAAGAATCTGATGTACTATCTTCTCTACGGGAGTCATTTCAAAGGTCAACCGTTCGATGAAGGTGGAAGTGTTAAACGATTTTCCACTGCCACGACCGCCGGTGATAAGAATAATGAATTTTTCCTTATCCTCATATAACGGGTAATATATTTTTTGAGGTACGATCATTTCACTTTGTCTTTAATCCAAGAATCAATACTGATACCGTGGTCTATATTGGTAGGTATATCGGCATCTTCAGGCTTTGTCTCTTGCATAGGCTTTCCCCATAGCTTTTCGGTCAGTTCCTTTAACGTAGCGATAGAACCCTTACCGGAATCTTTATATAATGCTCTGCAAATATTAATGACCCACATGGGGGTATCGTCTTTCTCTATAATATCCTCAACCTCTTTTTTGGTACATTGCATAACATACACTACAACCTCCTTCCATTCGTCATAGGATATATTATAGGCTTTTTTTGCAATAGTATATAGCTTAGGCTTCCGGCCTCTGTTTGGAGGCTGGTTTTCGCTTGTGAAACGGCGCCCCTTTCCTTTTATTCGTTCATAATCACCAGATGCCATTTTTGCTCGTTTTTTGCTCGTTTTCCCGCTATTTTTCCGATTTATAATTAAGATTTTCTCCAATCAATTCCACGTTTAGCAAGAGCTCTTCTTGCTGCTTTTACAGACTCGTTCTCTGATCTTCCTTTAGCTGCTTTTAATAACTGTTCCACGATGCTAGGTTCCCTGATTTTTCCAGAACGAACTAGCATATTATATTCAGCTCTAAGTTCTGTTCTTCGGTTCTGATATTCTACATCTTTACGATTCTGCCTAGCAAGGATAGCTTGACCGGCTCTATTTCGATAGTTGCCTTTCGCTAAAGCAACGTCTCCAAATCCTTGACGTCCATAGCCTTTTGAGGCCAAATACTCTTCTTCGGCCATTACTTTAGTTCGGGTATTGCTATTTCTTATTCCACCGCTAGTCTTTGCCATAATTACCTTCTCTTTCTTCTCAAGATATATTCATTAGTTTGATAACGCCCATTTGGTGCCATCGGATTCATTCTTCTTCCACTTTCTACAGCACTTGAAACACGACCTACAGCTTTGAAAAATCTTTGAGGACTAACGCCTGTATTATGAGTATAGGATTGTATTCTTGCAATTTGAGCATTTACTTCATTGCGACTTTTCATTCTTATATTTCCAGTCCGTGTTCCTCCAAAAGAAGCACCAGGTCTAGTTCTACGGGTAGCTTTTACACTGCCCCCCTAATTCCTCCTGATGTCTTTGCCATTATTTCTTCCTCCTTCGTTTTAAGGTACTCCCCGATAATGTTGGATTAAGCATCAATACTTCAACTGGATAACCGGTATTTCTCGATAGATTATCCATAACTGTCCTAGTTGCTTTATATATTCTATCCCGATTAGCATTCCCATAAGTCCTAATTAAGCGGTGCATTACTTTCTTTGCATCTACTCCGCTTCTGATTCTATCACGTCCTCTAATCCCTCCACTTGTTTTAGCCATTTCAATCTCCTTTCTTAACTCTGTTAGCCATAAACTGTTCGACATATATAATGCTGTTTTGCACGCATATATCTTTTATTTTATCTCCACCACCGTAAACTATCATATTAGGAATATCCTTTCCTGATATTTCACGGGCAATCTGTATTTCTTCCTTTAAATACTCCTGCCTGTCAGAATATCCACGGGTCGCAAAAGCGTTATACCCGTCAGGAATACCTAAACGATTCCACTTTTGAAACTTCTTTGCCACATTCAAATCAGCCCACACCTTCACACCGCATTCCTGCCAATAGCGGGAAATCCACCTCTTTTTGTATATCTGATGTAATCCGTAGGCAACAGGGGTTGTATCGAACAAGGACAAGTTTGGCTCTATGACGGCCTCACATCCGCTATTAAGAACAGTTGTCGGGTCTTTCCATATTGCTTCAAACCGGTAATCCTCTACATAAAAATGATAGGTAGATATTCCCTTCTTCTGCCTGGTATCAGCGCCCCATGCTGATAAAGGAATTACAAGACCGCTTACTGGCTGTTCGTCCGCCCTTAAATTAGGAATGTCAAAATCATTATTGCTGTCATATATCCTGTCACCAAGCATCATATCGTAGAAATCAGCCTTTTCTATATCCTCTTCGCTTTCTTCTTCCTGTTGTTCCTCTGAACTACGCTCTGAAGACTTTTGTTCCGGCTCGTGCCACACCTCAAATCCCCAATCATCAAGCTCTTTGCTATCCCACTCATTGGCAATCATATCCCAGTCTGTCTCTCCGAATGGATTATTGTCTTGAATAAGCATTTGACGAAGCTTTTCTACTGGCATATCTTCCGGTAAAATACAGCATGGCACTTCTTTCCATCCTAAATGCCTGTAAGCATGCAAACGCATATTTCCCCCAATTACAATGTATCCACCGTTATATGGGTAAACAAGAATATCCCTTGCTTCTGTCATTTCGGGAAGCTCTTTTATTGATTTACAAAGCTTACGAAATCTTTCTCCTTTGATAAGTCTAGGATTCTTCGGTAATCCCGCTATTTGCCCATCATTGGGATACACTTTAGATATTACTATGTTTTCTCTTTTTATCATACCTTATCTATTATACCATTGTCTTTCAACCGAGATACAATTCCAGTGTAAATATACTCTATATCCTTCCGAAAGTCCTTATAATTATTGTAGAGAACAACCACAGTTTCGATATTGTGGGAAATAAATGTTTTATCGCTGATATTTACCGATTCGGCAATCTTATCCCGAAGTCCTTTTGGCATTCTTCCACCGGCCAATACACTGGGAGCATAAAGGAAAAGAATGATAAATATAAACTTCTTTCTGATATGAACGCTATCCTTATTTCCCGGACAATCCCTAAAGTCTTGTATTTCGCAAAACCATTTATATATAGATGGAATATAATCCAGATCTGACATAATAGGAGCAGATAATTCAGACTCTCTTTCCGACAATCTGGATTTCTGCTCTCTGATAGATTTTAACTCTGATATTTCTGAAAACATAGTACGATTATTTAAAAGTAAATAGTATATTTGTACTATGAATTAGGGAAGGGCGTCTATCTGGTGGTTCGGGTGACGCTCTTTTACTTTGTGTTCTTTCCCCATATTTTCGCATTATACAGGGAATAAGCCCATAACTTTATCTCTTCGCTGGTGTCCAGGAATTCCACTTTCATGGCTTCCTTCATACATTACGCCAGTAGGTTGCTGTCTTCTTGGTTCATAATCTGTTTTACATTAAAAAAACTTCCCCAAATATCAAAAAGACATTTGGGGAATTAATCTGATTTAGCTTGCACTATCCATAACGCTTCGTTCAATCAAAGGAAGTATATCAGCTACCTTTAACTTTTCATAAAGGAATATTCTTCCTCTTTGAGTCCATTCGGTATTTAGTACAGTGTCCGGACGACCATCCTTATGAGTAATATTAACTGTCTTGCTATGAACATACCCTTTTGAGACATAAGGAGCATACAATATCCATTGACCGTTTACCTTATGTTGAATCTTTAAATCTGATAACACTTTGTTAAAAGCCTTGGCAGACATTCCATAGTCCTGTGCAATTTGCGTAGTTGTTACTGTTCCTCTACTAGATAAAATAACTTCAAGATAATCGGTTTTCTTCTTCATCTCGATAATCTCTGTGCTCATACAGGATATTTGCTTTTGCTGCTCTTCAATTTGAAGTTGCTGTTGTGCCGCTAACATTAGGGCTTCACTAAAAGAAGAAGGGACTTGATATGCAGGAGTGGCTTTACCTGTTTCTAAGGCATCCCAACGAAGAACTAACTTTGCCCTTGTCTCATCATTAAATTTTGCTGCGACATACATACATTCTTTGTAGTCAAGTTCATAGCATGGTGTTTCTCTAAATCCGCCATTAGGCATTTCAACATTTTTTGATGTAAGCGGAAATTTCCGCCCACATAACTTTTCCCATGCAGGCTCCATTTTTCTAATGGATTCCAAAACATCTTTATGATTTCTACCTGCAAGTTCTGCTATTTCAAGAGAACTCATAGTCTTTTTATTACTTAGTATTAAATTGTTCATCACCTTACGTTTTAAATATTAGATAATAGGAACTCCATACAATCCTTATGTGGATCGTCGGAATGATAATTGTTGCAGAACTCTGCAAACTCATTGAGAAGGTTATGGGACAATATAAAGAAGTAAGCCTCATTCTTGGCATTCTTCTCTTTTTCAAATTTACGATAAGATACACGCTTTCGTGGTGCGGACGTAGATGTAGGATTTACTGTACTTCGATCCTTCTCTAATTTCATTGGACTTGGCATGTTATGAAATTTGAGTTATTAAAAATAAGAAAGGCTATCGCCTCACGAACCGCCAAGTCCAAGTTATTACATAATTGTAGTAACCCATGTGAGTGATAGCCCCTATATCTTTGCAATATAAACGCAATGCATAGCCACAAAAATAGCTACTACAAATTATGTCTAATACATGAACTTGGCGTGTTCACCGCAAAGATACACTCAAATTTCAAAATACCAAACAATTTATAGGTTCATAATCATTTTAAAGGATCAATCATTTGTTCTCTGTCTTCCATTTTTCTTTTAAGATAACTGTATTCCTGTTCAATACATTTACTTATCTTTTCTACATCTTCGTAACGTTCGGCTTTTATCAGATCTCTTTTAAAGCTTTCAAGCTGATTGATGTATACGATGTCATTACGATCAGTTACGTGCTGAATATAACTTTTGATGTCATTCAGCTTGCCCTCCATGCGTCTGTGCCATTTACCTATCAAAATTACAATGATGGCAACGGTTGTGACATTGAGGATGAATAATGCAATTTTAAGTATTAATTCTGCTACTTCGCTTATTGGCATGGCTATTCCTCCCTTAGTCAAATAACACAAACTCGTAAGCAAATACAAACGGATTACTTTCCCATGCGCCTTTGCCGGAAACTTTATCTATCAAGTAGGCAAAAGCTTCTTGGGCTACGTTCGTTGACAAGTAAGATCCGTTTACATGTGGGGTATGATATATTTTTTGTCCAAGAAAAGTTGACGCATGAATAATTCCCTCTTTCAAGCAATCTTCATCGCTAATGTCCTGTAGGCGTTCAACCTTGATCCCGGTAATTTTGATATGGTGGGGCATTAGGTCGGCTTTCACAAACATCTTGTTAGCCCATCCAGCTGCTCTGTCTCTGTGATAATGAATCCCATCCTGTACCCATGAATACTCTCCATTATATCCAATGTCTTTATAGCTTTGCGCAATGGCAACAACTTCGCCAACCTTGTACGGAGAAACAATTGTATCACAATAATAACCGTCTGATATTTTTTCTTTTATTCCAAAATAAACATTATCATCGCCTGTATTTATTTTATTTAAATCAGGTACTCTAACTATCACCATATCAGGACAGCTACACATCCAGTAATGTAGCTTCTTATCTGTTATTATTCTTCTCGTCATAGTCTTTCGACCGTCCAATACGGCTTGCGTTAAGCCGTATTTATCATTGAACATTATTTTCTTCATGATTATTCCTCCTTGATTAAATCTGGGTTATCGTAGATATTTCCAATCACGATAGTATCATCCATTTTTGTAAGATCAGATTGCCCGAAATAGAATAAATTTCGACCATTAGAAAGTTGAAAACTACAATTACGATATAGGATAATAGCTGTATATTCTTCTGGATTAAAACCAAATGTAATAGTGTGAAGAATATCCCCTTCGTAAATTTCCTTACCGTCCTTATCAAGCAATCCGGTGAATTGACCTACGGTTTCTGAATAAACTTCATACAGACCGATGATTTTTCCTCTTTCTATATCATTTAGATTCGGAATAACAGCGTATCTATTCTCTTCAATCTTAATAAGGGAGCCAAGCAGCCATCCATCACTGTATATGCTTTTTCCTCTGAATTTTATTGTACGATTCATTTTATTCCTCCTTTTTTTAATTCTTCACAATGCAACTTATAAGCATATGCAAACATCTTCAAAGTAACAGGATCAAAGTGAAAATCTGCTTGTTTGCCATCTACTACAACAGAAACACATAAATCTCCATCACAAAAATCAATATATGCCATAGCATCGTCATTCCCTCTGATAGAAAAGGTCTGTGTCTGTATACTATCCATGACTCACCTCCTTTTCTTTAAAGTGTTCTATTAGCTCTTCTACGGTAGCCTTGTGATAATGATTATCTCGTGCACAATCATCGTCATTGGATTTACAAAAAATCCATTCTCCTATTTCAGCATAAACTGTTGCTTCTCCATTGTCCGATCTATCCCAATGATTTACATCGCAAATAAACCATTGATTTTCGTTTGTATCATCCCTCAATGCGGCTATTGCCAAGAAAAGTTCTTCGTTAGTTCCGCAATCAATAGAACGAGATAGTTCTTCCAAATACCCTAAAGGTATGTTTAAGTAATATCCTTTATTTACAAATAGATAATTCCCTCTATCATCGTCAATACATTCAGGATGCATATAATATCCCAACTCCTCCAACTTCTTCCGAAGCTCCGGTGTATTGCGTCTAATAAACGCTGCTGTTGTAAATCCCATAGTTATTCGTTTTTAAGGCGTTTAAATACTTAACAATCCAATTCTCTTCAATTTCTTTCTAAAATTCTTTTCATTCAAGGCTTGGTCGTAATAACAATCAGGCTCTATAACCGTTTCAGACTTGGTTACAGGAAGCCCATTCAAAGCAATAGAAACCTTGTGTATAATAGAAGCTCTCTTGATTTCCCCTGTTTTTCGATTAAAAGAGAATAAGATATGCCCCGGATTCCTCTTAATCTTATTTACCAATTTATATTCTGTTTGCTGCTTTTGCAGATATTCTATCTGTTCCATAGAAAGATTATCTTTTGTTAGAATAGGTACTATATCCATTTAGTTAGTACTCCTTCTTTACCAATTCAACTTCTGTCGGCTCTTCATCTTTCCATTTTACTTCGGGAAATAGTGCAGGATCAAGCCTAATCCAATCAAATCTATGTTTTGTTGGTTGCCAAAATTCACCATCAGCAGCCTTTACGGGTCGTTCTGTGAAAAGTAACAAATCACCGTCTTTGTCTCTTGCTATATACATATTCAGTCTCCCTTCTTCTTTAAGTCATTAATTGCAATATCCCTAATACTTCTAGTGTCAAATCCGTTATAAGTCAACGTTCCTCCATAAAACTCAATAGTGTCTCCTTTAACAGTGATAATCGTTCCGCCTTTTAAACGACCAGCCATATCATCTTTGCAAGATAATAGCATGGTTATCATAAGTATAATTAATATAAATCTCATTAGTCAATCTCCTTTCTCTTTAATCCGTTCTAGTACATCTCTGTTTGCTTCAAGTATTTCATCGAAAGATGGGATTGGCATCCATGCAAGTATTTTATTAGAGCCAAATTTCCAATCTTTTTCGTCCAAATAGGTATTTTGTTGGATTTGTATTTCTCCCTTATGCTCATAAAGAACTAAAACTTTTTCTAAATAGTCCGGCAACCGTTCCTCAATACTTATCCACGGGGATTGCTTTGCGTACCATTCTGCACCAGCGATAAAATCATCCTGTGTTTCTCTATACAAAATTCCTCTGTCAGTAGGATCATATAGATCGTCAGCGTATTTTCTTGCTGCTTCTTCTAATGTCTGTTTCATAATTTATTTGTTGTAAGTTCCTCTAATATTTTATTTCTCCTGATAATACCATACGATAATGCGGAAGGGATTGCCATTCTTGAATAGCTATTGCCACCTTGTGACTGTTGAAAAATCACAAGGAGAATTAAATTCATTAGTCAATATATACACAGCCTTGTATTCGTTTCTCAAAGTATCACCATGGAATACGATACCGGATATTCCCCTGATAGCTAGATTAAATAAAAGGAAAGGTACTGTTTTGTCTGACAACTCACCACATACTATCAAATGGTCGTTAGGTTTATAATCCAGAAAGCTAATACTATTCCGGTGATTGTACCAATTCGAGATAAGCATTCCGCCTGTTCCGGCTGTTGGCTCATAGGTCACTCCGGTATCAGAACCTAATAATTTAGAAACCAAAGCTGAAAGACTTTTAGGAGTAAAATCCTGCTTGTTATTCTTTCGGTCGGCATGTTCATCTTCAAAGTATTCATGGAACCAATCATAACTGACATCGCATTTGAAATAATCCAAAAAGTCTTTGAATACCTTAATTCGTTCTTTTTTCTCTCCAAATAAAAGATTCATTATCCGTTCCGGTGCCTGATAACTGTCTGTTATACTCAACATTTCGTTTATATCAGATAATATATTTTTCATGGGCTAATTTAACTTCATCATTAGTTGACTGTGCATAAATAGTAGTCGTTTGAATGCTTTCATGACCTAACATTTTTTGCACTTGTTCAATAGGCATTCCACGTTTCAAAGCAGTAGTAGCGGCTGTCCTCCTGAATCTATGAGGATGAACATTAGGTATACCAGCCTTTTTCCCAAGATTCCGTAACATGATTTCTACGGCTCCCTTTGATATACGAGAAAGCTGTTTCGTATCTTTTATCTGCGAACACATACCCTCATAATCCGACAAGAACAAAGCTTCCAAAGTGTCTGTCCGAGAATTAATATATTCCTGTAGAGCTATTTTACATCGAGCGGACAAGTATACAGTGCGATATTTTCTGCCCTTCCCTAATACATCCACTTGACCGTTTACCCAATCAACATCAGCCCGATTGACATTCGTCATTTCAGAAACACGACAACCGGTGGAAAAAAGAAACTCTATTATAGCTCTGTTTCTTTTATTTTTAGTCATTGCCCTAAGATTCTCCATATCATCCTCACTCAAAGGCTTCTTTAATTTCTTCACTTGCCTTACACCTTTAATCCGAAGAATCGGATTCCTTTCAATTATACCCTCCTCTGTACACCAAGTAAAAAAACTACTTAAAGTCCTACGGATATTATTCAATGTGTTGTCACTGCATTTATTTATCTTCTTGTAAGCTAAATACACACGAATATCATCTGTTACGATCTCTTTTATATGCTTCCCAACTTGAAGGATAAAGGCTCTCAATATGACACGGTAATAGTCCAAGGAACTTTGGCACAATCCTTCGACGGCTTTAGCTATGAAGAATTTACTAATAATCTGCGAATCGGAGTTATCATAGACCACAACCGATGTTTCCTTTTCTGTTATATCATAATTCCTTAAGCAAAATGATATAGAATCGATCACTGTAGGAATTTCCTCATTAGGAATTTTGCCAAATAAGGTATCACGTATTTCACTCAATATGTACTCTTTCATATATTTATCAAATCAAGCCATTCATTATCATTTTCCCAAAACCATTGATAACCTCCGGCACTCTTTCTTTTACCAGAGCAACAACTACGAATATTGCGGCTACATATTCCTGTTTTCCGACCTGCATCATTAGAAGATGGATAAATAGCAAATAATTGCCTGTCTTTTATTGCGACTACTTGCTTTGCATTACTTCCTGCAATATTAGGATTACCCTTTCTGCCTAATTCCAATCCTCTAAGCATCTTCCTTTTCTTACGACCATCTATATAGTCAGACCATTTTTTCCCCTTATTAAAGGGAGTGTGCCCTTTTAAAAACCTACCATTTACAAGGTTTCTGGTAGGGCGTTCTATGGGTATATATAATTCACTCATCTTTATTTATCTTGAATATTTCTTTATTATTCTTGATGGTTTTATACACACATTGATACAAAGCCCACGCACAGAAGCCGAAAAGCGGTATATCAGCGAATATAAAACGCCATATATTGAATCCGAATCTGCCGTAAATGGCTAATATCGTACAAACAATCCCTAATAAACCAAGAGCTAATATATGTAGCCAGCCACCGCTATTTATCCATTTGTATATTGGTTCAGCGATGTATTTGTTATAGATATTCATATTTGATTAATTTTATTTTCTAAAACCCATACCCACACTTATCTTCCAGATGGGCTACTGTAGAGGTAAAGGCGTAATGGTATTCACTGTATTTGCTCATATTTAAATTGTTATTAGTCAATTATTTCAAATGTAACTTTCACTTTTTTACAGCGAAAGCCTTTCTTATACATCTGTTTCCATGTCAAATTAGTTCCGTCCAACCAGTGCCTGACGCAATCTCTTCGGTAATATTTTTGAGTATTCATCACAAGTGTACCATTTGGGTAGGTTATCATGTACATTATATCTTCACGCATATTAGCTCCTTTCTTTCTTGTTTTACTCTAATTGTTTATCGAAAATCTTAATACATTCAAATAAATATTTTGCCACTGTTGGATTTACCGCATTGCCGATACTTCCAACTCTGTGTGACCAATCGAAAACCCCATCATCATTTCTAACAGTGCTATGCGCTGGGATTTCAAGAATCCTTTTTGCGCAAGTATATCCAACACTCGTATCTGATGTCCACTCTTTAAATATCGAGTTAAAGCGTCCATCGTTGCAAATGTCGCCTTGTAATCCGATTTTGTCGGAGTAGGCAATAAGATAAAGTCTTTCCCTTTTGTGCGGGTATCCAAAAGCGTAGTTTGATATACATTGCCATTCCGCATTATACCCGATTTTGGAAAGGTCGCATAGGACTTGTTCGAGACCGGAAATAGTGAGAGCTGGCGAATTTTCAACGACGACGTATTTAGGTCTAACTTCCCATATAACTCGGTACATCTCACTCCACAACCCCGAGCGCTTTCCTTTAATACCTTCACGTTTTCCGGCAACACTGATGTCTTGACACGGAAATCCTCCACTAATGATGTCCACATATCGGAGTCCGGTTGCTTTTGTAATATCTGTGAATCTTTCTGCATGAGGAAATCTTGATTTTAATATTTCACCTTGAAATTTTTCTATCTCACAATTCCACAAAGTGTCAATACCTGCCATTTCAGCCCCTAATTCAAAGCCGCCAATGCCGCTAAACAGAGAGCCATGTGTTAGTTTACTTTGCTTCATATCTTTATTTGTTTTTCGCAAATCCTTGATAATTCTTCAAGAACTTGCAAGGTTTAATTAATATTATCCATCAGGTGGTTCGCTATCGCATACACCACCAGGTAAAATAAGATGTTCACTCCTAGGAGAAGGAGGATGTTTAAGAGTATTCTCATCTGCGGGAAGATCCTTTCAATTCGATTACATTAAACATTTCATTAATGCGATCAGCGATATATGCACCATATCGATCCTGAATCTCTTCTATAGAAAGATTGGTCGTTATATGAGTTTTACACTCGTATCTCAATTCATATCGACATTGAAGAATATACTGCATAACATTCAACTCCGTACCAAAATGCTTAGAAGGAACGGGCTCCCTTCCTAATTCATCAAAACAGATCGTCCTAGGGATTCCACCATTGTAAGTATACAGTTCCAAATAATCCCGTCCTTTCATGGAGAACCCAGTGGCAACATAAGAGGCGGAATCAATTCTGAATCCTCCAATGGGATAATCCCCGGCATCACGTCCTCCAATAAACCATAAGTATTTATTTAGAATTTGCATTATAGTTGATTTACCGGTCCCGTAATCTCCTGTTAGCAAAAGGCCTTTCCCAGCCCCCGAATCACCTTCTGCATAGAGAAATATATCATTCATTATCTTTCTAAAAGCCCCTTCAACTTTAAATCCCGGACAAACAAAGCGGCAGCATTCAGCAAACACTTCCGCTCGTCTCTTCTTGTCATTTATCGATGTTGTAGGTGGCAGTTGTGCGGATAACAGCTTTCCTATCGGAATCGGAGTTACCGGCCTTATCCTTGTTTCCATACTTTTTTTCTGTTTGATAATTATTTCTTTCCCATGTTCTCACTGCTGCTTTCCAGTCTTTCATTTTAGAGCGGCCAACCATCCATCCGTTAGAAGTGTAATGATCCATCCATCTTTGCGGATCAACATCATTTTTTCTCTCCATGCAATACGCAGAAACTTCTTCAAAAGAAGGAGGAACAAATTGTTTATTTTTTGAGGTTTCCCCTATATTATCTTTTAGTTTAGTTTCTATTTTAGTTTTATATATATAGTCTGGCGCATTGGTTGGCTGATTGGTTCCCATATTGGTTGGCAGATTGGCTGGCGCATCTACTGTCTCTTGGGCTGGCTTATCTACCGGAATATTTCCGGTAGTTGAGGGTGAATTTGAATTTTCAAAAGCTTTCTCAAAAGAATATAAACCTACAATCCTTTTGCTTTTACCAGACTTGTAATAAATCAACCCGGCATTAATTAGAGATAACCTGGCACGGACTAAAGTTTTCTCGTCTATATTAAGAGCACAGCAGAGTTCGATATTCGAGCAACTGAAAACGTCCTCCCAACCCTCGCTGTTACAAACGGCAACTAATTCGTGGAATAGTGCCTGTTCGGTAGCGGTAAGCCGATTACGTCTTCGTGCTTTTCTCATTTTCTCTGTCAATGTATATCCGTCCATAAATTTAATACGCATGAATACAGTTTCTTTTGCTGTCGGCAACAAACCGACGGTTGAAGAAACTACAATAAACTACTCGTGGATTACCTTTCTCGGTTGGAATTATTTGCCCGTTGTTGCATTTTGCACAGGTGTCCGGGCGGATAATATGCTTGTCGGATTTCTTTTTCATATATTTTCATTTTAAATAATCTGTTACTTCAGCTATAAACTCCTCCAAAGAACGGCAGACAACATATTTATTCCCTACAGATTCAACCGCTTTCTGCCATTCCTTTTGTATAGGCTTTTGGTATTCACCCGGTCTTTTCATCTCTATACATAAAGCACCATAGAAACGATTACTTTTAAGCAAGATCAAATCTGAAACCCCAGCAAGCATACCCTCTTCCTTCATATAGGCACCGTTTCTTGCACTTCTCCTTGCTGCGTTGGGTATGGCAAATAGAATGTTTTTTAACTGGGGATATTGGAAGCGAAACCATTGAATACAAGATGCTTGTATCTGATGTTCCTCACCTTTCGGCTTTTTGCGGATGTTCTTTCCGCAATACTGGGCTTTCATTTCTTCGAATGTCATGGCAATTTTGATTTTATTTCATTGAGAAGCGTTTCGTTACTCGTATAATATCCAACACCTGCTATATCACACAGGAATCTTCTTAAATCTTCCGGAGAGTTGAAATTTACAGGTTGATCTCCAAAAGCTACTACACGATTTCCTTTTCTATAAACTCTATGTCCCCGCTTCTCAACTTCTTTAATTAGCTCATCGTCGTCACACTCTTCAAGAATTTCATCAACGTAATCGTCAAGGTCTACTTCAACCTCTGTCATTATTTCTACGGTTCTCATAATTTCTTTGAAGTTTCTTTCTAGTTTTACGAATCATATCTTCATCTCTCGAATTATATCCCCTAATGAGGATTTCTGACGTTTTCAAGCACCGGACTATCGTCTGGTATTCTTGTTTGGTGATTGTTATTTTCATGTGGTGATGGCAGGATTCGAACCTGCATGATAGGAGTTATTTTTGCTGTTACATTTAAAACAGCCATGCCCGTTTATTTTTACAACCTTAGCCTAGGGTTAACCTATCTATAAACATGTCACTTTAGCGTCTACTAATTTCGCCACATCACCATG